GTGGCAACTATCCAGACCATAGAACGAAGCAAAGGCAACGTCTACCGAGTTTCGTACCGCAACAAAGACAACGGCAAAGTAACCTCGCGAACATTCGCCGAGGAAGAAAAAGCCAGAACATTCAAAGACTTTTTAGAAGCCAACGGGCACAGCCTAAAGGCCGCTGTTGAAGTCAAACGTATGCACGATAAGCGAGTGCCAAGGGTGCACGAAATCGTTACTCGGCACATTGACCTACTGACCAAAGTCCAGTCGGGAACAATCAGAAAATATCGAAGCCGGGCCAAGCTCCACATTGAAGGGTCAAAGCTGGGGAACATGGCAATCGACAAGGTAACCAAAGACCACGTTATTGAATGGCTTGACGGGTTACGTTCGGCGAAAGGTGCCAACATTGCAGCCGGTTCGGAACTGTCGCAACGAACTAAAGGTGAAGTGCAAGCTCTACTATCGAGCGCATTCAATACCGCTGTTGACGAAGGCAAGATGATAAAGAACGTCGCAAAGGGCGTAGGTGACCCTGACACCAACGACGGGCGAGAACCGGTCTACCTCTCCAAAGATGATCTTCAGACCATTGAGGATGCCATGCCGGAACGCTACAAGCTTTTTATTCGAGTGCTATCGAAAACCGGAATCCGATACTCAGAAGCTACCGCGCTACGAAAGCGAGATATCCGCGTCACTGGCAAGCGGGCAACCATCATGATTACCCGTGCATGGAAGACCACTGACAAAGGCGAAGCTATCGGGCCACCTAAAACCAAAATGGCCAAGCGTAATGTCTCATGCAACCTAGAGCTATCCCAGGCGCTAATCGACCACATGGAAGACTTGATGCCGAATGACTTCGTGTTCACATTCCCGGATGGAAAGTATTTGCGAAATAGCTATTTCCACAAAGACCCGTGGCAACCGACAATCAACGCCTTAGTGAAAAGCGGTGCGTTGCTAGACAAGCCGTGGATTCATGAAATCCGCAAGGCTCACACAACACACCTTCTACAGGCGGGCGTGCCCGTGAATGTAGTTCAGGCGCGCTTAGGGCACGAAAGCCCACGCACAACCCTAAATATTTACGCCCAGCTCGCTAACGATGATGACGAAAAAGCAGCCGACATGTTGGATTGAGCACGACGAAGCGCCCTCACTATTTGGTGAGGGCGCTTTTCTTGTTTAACAACAAGTTCTAGGTGTGAAGGTCTGCCAAGTGATTCAGGAGCGTTACGGCCTGTTTGGCGTTAATGCAGTATTCGATGTAAGTTTCGAGAACTTTGGGCAAGACACCCAAACTTGAAGCGACGGTTAGGCGGTCCATGCTAGAACGTGAATGCTCTAGAAGGTTATCGAAAGTTATTAGGTTTAGTGCGGCCCATTTGTCAGCCATTCGCTCATATTTGGCATTGTGCCCGTGGTGCCCGTAGTGGGCATGTCCGAGTTCATGAGCTAATGCGTAGTTATATTGGATTCGCCCTAGGTCGGGCTTTATCGTGATCAGCTTGTGAGCATGATCGTAGAGGCCCCAAAAGCCAGGGGGAACCGGTGCCGTTCTGACCCGGACCCCAGCCTGTAGGGCCAGTTCATCAAGGTTCATGAGGTAGTTCGTCATCTCCAATGTGTTCAGGCTTTGCCAGCGCTGCTAGGTCATATGAATTTCTAACATCTTCGTCCGACATTTTGGAGTAGTCGGGATCAGAATCAACAAGTTGCAACGGTGATACATCGTTGACATCTTCACGTTCGCCTACTCTGCGAAGAACTTCTTCGAGCAATGCACGCTCAGAGACTGTGCGTAAGTTGGTTTCTCCTGCGGCGTCCGTAACTTCGGCATCAGTAATCAGTTGAGCGGCTGTCAGGCCTTCAATGGGGTTTATCCCGAATTGCCGACAGACTGCGATGATCACTTCTGCTGTCTCAATGTTTCTGTTGAACGTGCTAGGCGTTTGTCCGGTCTGTAGTGCCATTTGGCGTTTGGTTACTCCGGTGCGTTGCTCTAACCATCGTGAGATGTTGGTTTCCATAACCCTAGTCTGTTTCATTTTTGATACAAACGCAACCCAGTTACCCCACGTTGGCGATACATCGTGTTTCAAAGTTCGAACAAAAGTGTTTCGAATTCGAATTACACTGTTGCAACTTTGATTCAATGTGTGCCATACTCGAAACACGAAACAACGAAATCGAAACACGAAAGGCGGATCAGATGGCACAGCACATCAAGATACGCGAAGGACTTTTGAAGCGGCTTCGCGTTGCAGGGGGCATTCAGTCTGATGAAGCTCACGCCCGAATGCTAGGTGTTAGCCGAACAACTATTTATCGGATTGAGAGCGGCGAACAGCCGTCCGCTGGATTCATGGCGGCTCTCTGCTCCACATACGGGCTCGGTCTGGGCGAAGCATTCGAAATCGTGAATACATCGACTCTCCTAGAATCGGAGGCTGCGTAGGGATGAGCATCACCGCTTACTTTCGGACACCTGAAGATGTGGCACCGGAATTAGGTATGACGAAGACCGAGCTTCGCCGGTACTGCCGGATCAGCACCGATCATTGCACACGCCTTAGTAACAACCGCATCATGCTCGATCAGAGCAACATCGAAGCAATTATCGCCTATGTGAAAGACCAGAAGGCGAAGCCGGTAATCATCGCCGAAACCGGCGAGATTGACCCATTCGCCTAATCCAGGCATTCGCTCATTCGAGCAAACCGCCCCAAAGTCTGGGCAACCATTCACCGTTTCACCCTCTTTCTTTTCGAAGATTGAGCGACCTAGGGAGAACTCTATGTTTTTCAAGGCTGTAGACCGCACGGCAACTAAGAACGAAATCCGCGACGCACTGATTGAGTTCGCGGCTGGTAATGGCGAAAAGTTATCGACTTCGAAAGCGAATAACCTCGCTGACAAGTTCAAGAAGGGCCACTTTGACCCTGATTTGATGCGCATTGTTCACTACAGTGACCCGGTTGGTGAAGAGGCTACGGCGTGCGCTGATGCTGGGCAACCTTGGCATAAGGAATGTCGGAATTGTGAGGCGGTTGCTCCGTTCCATCCGAACGCTGCACGTTTTCGGGCGGTGGCCGCGTGATTGCGACTGTTGAGCGTTTGTTGTCGGCAATCGAAAAGCTTGATGCGGAGATTGTTCGCTTGCATCCGAGTACGCATCGTGACCGGTTGTTGGTTTTGGCTGGCCGTCGTGTTCATTTGGCTGACCAGTTAGACCGCCTGGGTTGTCCGGTAGGTAAGCCGGGTGTTCCGGCGCATTTATAAAAGTTAGGCCACTAGTTGCAGCTAGTGGCCTTTGTTATTCCCGAAAGGAAATAGAACATGGCCAGTCTACCTAAGCCCGTGCCCGCTTTACAGCATGTGAGCGTTGCAGAGTTTCGCGGGTATGTCGTAAAGGTTCGAATCAGCAAATGGCATGAGCCGTTTGTTCTTTACATTATCGACACGGGCATGCGGTTTCATGTCGCTGATAACCGTTTAGGCGCGAATCGTATCTATGCGCACAAGATGCTTGCCAATTGCATTGAACACGCAATGAAAAAGGCTGAAGCTTACGTTCGCACCGAGTGGGCAGCGTTCAACCGGAAAAAGACGCTCAATGGTTAGCGTGAAGGGCTTGCCCGTTCCGATGCTCTTCGAAACCTCGAAAGAGGAATTTTACGAGGCGTTTCTGAACGAAGTTTCCTTGCTTGTGATCGAAGGAAAACCATTTTCAAGCGACGAAGTTCGCAAGCGCTTAGTCACTGAACCGAGACATTCGAACTGGTACGGCGTGGCCATGAAGAAAGCAATCTCCGAATTCTCGCTAACTGAAGTCGCTTACGGAAAGTCGCGTATCAAGTCGCGCAATAGTGGCCGACGTGGCGAATGGATACAGCGGAAAGAGAGGGGCGAATAGTGGAACACGAAGAAATGACCTGGGATGCATGGGTTTGGCTGGCCGCAATCATCGCTAGCTCAGCGGGGCTATTTATCAGCGGGCTTTGGCTTCTATGGCTCGCGGTAGGGGGGTAGGTCATGAGTGAGCTAAAGCATGAATTCATTGTTGAGGCGCTGAAGCGTGAGGCATTGGGCGACCCGCAAACGGGCTGGCTTTCCGACCTCGCTCGCCGTGGCCTTACGTGGGATGAACGCAACCAAATTATTGTCATCGGCGATTGGTTCGGCTCGGTAGATGTTGGGCACCTCGCCGAGGTAGTGGAGCGGTTAGCCGAAGAGCATGCAAACAATCGCGTTTCCCGCGTTGAGTCCTTAGTTCAGCATCTCGAATCTCTTGCGCTCGGCGATAAGCATTATGCCCGCCTAATCAAGATCGCCTTGTACGGCGACGAAACCATAACAACAAATCAGGAGAACTAATCATGAGCACGAATCTTCCAGGTAACCCGCACGTCTTTGAGGGCCCGCAGATTGCCGACCCAGAAACGACCAATCAAGCATTTTTCGCTGAAGAGGGAATCACAGCCGAAACGATGATTCTTTCGGAGCTTGCCCGAAACACTGAATCAAACCTTGCTGTTGCGCATGAGATTCGCACACAGACGTTAGTGCAGTTGCATGTTCATAACGCTTCAATGGCCGAAAAAGCGTTTGGGCCAAAGTTTGAAGACGTGCCCGAATGGGTTGTCGAAACGCTTCAAGCCAGAGAAAACTGAATCACCGAAAGGCTGGGCGAATAGTCATGGAATCGAAGACTGTAGGACTAGCGAAGCTTTTGCGCGAGCATCGACGTTGCCGCTCAACTGGCTATGGTTACATATGTGTTTGCGGGGCTTCGCTCAGCTCAAACTCAATGAAAGCCACAAGCGAGCACCAAGCCGAGAAGGTTGCCGAATACTTCGCGAGCCTCACGCCCGCCCCGGCGAATCCGAAGCCGACCGCTGAGGACTTACTAGATACCCGCGCCGGACTAGCCCTAGCTAACGAGGCATATCGCGGGGGCCTGAGCGCAGGAATCAGAGCTTGCAACGAGTCACTGGAGGGCGAGCCGTTTGTGAAGCCGGTTAGCCCGTACTCGGCCCCGTTGCTTGCCCTTATCAAGGCCGATAAGGAAACTCTCGACCATTCGCCGTGTTGCAGCTTGCACGACGTGCCTATGACTTGCGAGCGTTACCGCCGCACGCACTTCGTAGAGGTTCGCCCGTGTTGCCCTGCCGACGCTGAACTTTTGGAGCAAGAGTTTAAGGCGGGTCAGGCATGAGCCTCAAATCAGCGTCTTATTACTCGGTGGAATGCGACGGCGAAGGATGCGACGCGAACGCGCAAGAATGCGGCGAATTTAGCGCATGGGCACAAGCCGACTACGCGCTAGATGAAGCAATCAGCAACGGCTGGCTTGAAGTCAAAGATAAGCATTATTGCGAAGAGTGCCGTGCAAAATTCGATTGCGACGATTGCGGAGAAGCAAAAACCGAATGCCAATGTGAGGCCAAAAAATGAGCGGTTACCCGCACCCTTACCAACAGCATTGCGACGCGAATTGCGGTTGCTGTGAACCTTTAGCCGATTCAACCGAATCGGCTTTTCTTATGCCCGAAAGTGACCAGGAGGCCGACTGTGGCGACAGTGATCTATGACGAACTAGAACAAGGTTCGAGTGAGTGGCTTCAAGCGCGTGCGGGCCTAGTTACTGCGTCCACCATTGGCCAGCTCATTACCAAAGCGAACAAACCAACCATTGAATATGACTGCCCAGATTGCGGAGCAGTTGACGGTCAGGTTTGCCAGTCGAAACCGAATAAGGACGGTGAAACAAGGGATCTGAAAACCACGCACAGTCAGCGTGTGGAGGCGGCCAGAGCTAACCCTGTCACTGAGCTTGTGGTTGCCAACGGCGATGCGGCTGAGTCGTTGCGTAAGAAGCTGATCGCTGAGCGATTGACCGGCTTTGTGGAGCCAAGCCTCATGAGCCGGGCGATGGAAAGAGGCGTATTAGATGAACCTTACGCCCGCGCCGAGTACGCAAAACAGACAGGCGTGAAAGTTGAAGAGGTCGGATTCATCGTTAGTGATGACCTTGGGTTCAAGTTGGGGTACTCGCCGGACGGTCTTGTCGGGGATGACGGTTTACTTGAAATCAAATCCCGTACCCAGCAACGGCAACTAGAAGTATTCCTGACTGACACGGTACCGGCTGAGAACTACGCACAGCTTCAAACCGGGTTACTGGTCACCGGTCGGGCGTGGATTGATTATTGCTCTTACTGTGGCGGGATGCCGTTGTATGTGAAGCGTGTTTACCCTGACCCTGAATGGTTCTCGGTCATCGGTAGAGCGTTAGGAGCTTTCGAATTCGATGCGCAAGAAATCACTAGTCGATACCTTGCCGCGACCGAGGGTAAACCGAACACTGAACGAATCGACCACTACGAACTCGAATTGGAAGTGAAGTTTTGAAAGTCTCAGTAGTGCCAAAGAGCGACCAGTGGAACGCCGATGATTTCCTAGGCGGGCCGAGATCATTCACGGTCACGGGTGCGCAACCTAGAAAAGATGACCCTGAAAGGTTTGAGGTCACTCTCGCGGAGAGCAACACGAAGGTTTGGCGGCCACCTAACGGAATGGCTTCTGTGCTGATCCAACTTTGGGGTAATGACTCGAAGTTGTGGAACGGCAAGCGGGTCACGTTGTTCACTGATCCATCAGTGAAGTTCGGTAAAGAAACCCCTGGCGGTATTCGCATCTCGCACATGTCCGATATTGGTGACAGTCCGGTGACGGTGAAGATTCGTGTGCAACGCGGGCGCAGGGGGCCTTACACGGTTCAGCCTTTGATTGAGTCAGCGCCGGTTGTTCCTGATGATGTTCGCCAGAATGCAGAGCAAGCTAAGGCGGGCGGGAATCTGGCCTCTTACCGCGACTATTTGCAAGCGCAGAACGCGCCCGCACACATCATGCAGTACATCGACAGTTTAGGAGAACAGGCGCATGGCTGAATTGACAGCAACCGGGAATCTTGGCGGTGACGCTGAGCTCAAAACGACTCAGAACGGTTCGAACTATTTGACGTTCAACATCAAGGATTCTAAGTCGAAAAAGAATGATCAGGGTGGCTGGGATGAATTGAAAGGCCAATGGTTGCGGATCACGGTTTGGGGGTCACTGGCTGAACAGTTGTTCAATTCGGGGCTTCTGAAGGGGAGTCGTGTTCGTATTGTTGGTGAGTTCTACGCCCGCGAGTATGACGGGCAGAACGGGCCGGGTTATTCGTTGGACGTGACGGCGTGGGGCGTGCAGGTTTTGAAGCGTCCGAACGATGCTCAGCAGTCGCCGGACAGTACCTCGCATCAGTCGGGCGGCTATGGTGTTCCGCAGTCGAATCAGCCCCCGCAGAATCAGCCACAACAAGGCGGGGGATGGAACCAGCCCGGCGCTGACCCGTGGAGCGCACCGGCCAACCCTGGCGGCAGCTGGGGCAACCAGCAATAGCACCGAGCCGAACACGGCTCTTTTTTTATACCCAAAACCGGGGCTAGCCAACACGGCTAGCCCCGCACTCAACAGATTAGGAAATCAATGTCAGGCATCGCCCTCTATGGAAAACCAAAATGCACCGGATGCGACAACACCGAACGCAAGCTAAAACGCGAAGGGCTGGCATATACGAAGATCGACATTACTCAGGATGCCGACGCTTACAAGTATGTGACCGAAACACTCGGCTACTCAGCCGCCCCCGTTGTGGTGACCGAAACGAAACACTGGTCAGGCTACCGGCCAGACCTGATCGAAGAAATTGAACGCTAGAAACTAAAAGCTTCTAGTTTTGTAAACCGAAAAACAAGCCTGAAAGGCAAACCAAATGCACGCACCAAAGAAACGCGGAAAAATCGCCGCAACAATCGCCGGAATCCTCGCGCTCGGCCTCGCGCTCGCCGGTTGCACGAATGCAGACACGGCTTCGTACAACCTCAGCAAAGACGCTGACCATTTCGAGGTGAACCGCCGAATCGTCATGTTCAACGGCATCACAGACAAATACTTGTTGAGCATTGAAGGCCGATGCTCAATCAAGGATGCAAACGAGCAGCTTGAAGTGACTTGCCGACTCGGCGAAGACCAGTACAAAAAGCACATTCTAGGGCTCAGCGATAACGTTTCCTACTTCGTGGAACAGCTCGATTCGAACGATGTGAGCGTCTATCACTACAAGGTCATTTTCAAGCCTGAATCAATCGTGCCTGACCTCGAATTGCAGACCGGCAAACAGTAACTAGAAGGGTTTCCAACAATGGACGCAATTAGCATCATCCTCACAATCGGGGCCGTTATCGCTGGCCTATTCCTCTTATGGGTCATCGTTATGTCGCTCTTCGCTCTCATCGCAAGGGGCGCCGTGATTCGATTCAATCGAAAAGTTGAGCGAGACCGCATGGACTTTCGAAAACGCAACGGACTTCTCTAAACCATTGACCGCCCATTGAGGCGGTTTTTCTTTACCCAAAAAACTGGCCGGGGCATACCGCCCCGGCCACAAAGCAAAGGATTCAGACGTGATCAAAGTTCAGGAGCTGGAAATTAGGAATTTTCAGCGAATCGAAGCCGCCCGTGTAGCCCCCTCGAATCACCTAATCGTCTTCGCGGGGAAGAACGCGCAAGGCAAATCTTCGGCGCTCAACGCTATCGAAGCCGCCCTAACGGGGCACAGTTCACGAAATAACCCGCGCCCGATTCATGAGGGCGCTAAGCGTGGCTCGGTGAAGGTTCTACTTGATAACGGGCTTTCGATTGACCGCCGTTACACCTCTTCAGGCACAACGCTAACCGTGAAGTCTGAAGACGGCGGTAAGCATGGGCAATCGAAGCTTTCAGACCTTATCGGCTCGCTCGGCCTCGACGTTTCGCAGTTCACTAACCTAGGGGAGAAGGAGCAGCGGGCAACCTTGCTTGAAGTGGTAGAGCTACCCTTCAGCCCTTCGGAGCTCGATGCTAAACGCAAGAGCGTGTTCGAAGAGCGCACAGATGTAAATGCCGAGGTACGCAAGCTATCGGCGGTCGCTGAAGACTTGCCTGAGCCAACCGCCCCAGGAATCACCGAAGAGGTTAGTTTCTCTGACCTCGCCGAGCAATTCCGACAAGGCGAAGAGCTCAATAGGCGAATCGACCGGGCTGACGAATGGGTTACGCGTGAAACTGACGAAGTGAACCGATTGAGGTACGAACTACAGTTAGCCGAGAGCCGTCTTCGCGAAGCACAAGAGCACCTGTCAGGCGCACCTCAGCGCGTGGACACTTCAGCGATTCAGGCGCGAATCGACTCAATCGAAGAAACAAACCGAGGCATTCGCGAATGCAACCGCGCCTTGCAAGTACACGCCGAACTAGCGAAAGCAAAGCATGAGTCTGAGAAGCTAACCGAGACCCTAGAGCAAATCGACCAGACGAAGCGCGACGGACTCGCTAACGCAGTCTTCCCGGTTCCCGGCCTCGCATTCGATGACGAAGGATTGCTTTACAAGGGCGTTCCATTCAGCCGTGCAAGCGACGCTGAAAAAATCCTTATCTCAGCCGCAATGATGATTGCGCAGAAACCAAAGCTACGGGCGCTAATCGTGCGCAACGGAAACAACCTGGACGAAGCGCACCTGAACGAATTGCGCGCAATGGCTGAAGCTCATGATTTCCAAATCTTCGTTGAGCTTGTCGCCGAGCACGGCAACTTTGAGTACGTCTTCCACGAAGGCAACCTAGCCGAATAACCTAACCGAACACTAGAGGCCGTTCGCAACAATGCGGACGGCCTTTAGTGTGCCCCCACGACCAGAAAGACCAATGATCAATGACCAGGCAGACTAGGCCTACGCATTGCCAAGGTTGCGATAAACCATTCCGCAAGAGAAGCGAGAAGGCGCGTGATTTCCCGGGAACTCAACAATACGCGGGTAAAGGGCTTTGTACCTACTGCGCCAAGGTGACCAAGAATGGGAAACCCACGAAATCCCAACGTGCTCAAAAGGCCATGTTGGTTGACGGTCAGGCGCTCACTGATAAGCGCAACACCGATGCATTCCTGAAGAAAATCAGCACGGCTCGCCAACGCCTTGAACAGCGCAAGAAAGTTCGCATGGTGATCCGATGAACCAAAAACCATGCTGCAACGAATGCAAAGGTTCAGCCCCGTATCACTTTTGCACGAACAAGTACGTGGACTACTACCAGCAAGGATGCCAATGCCACCAAAGACAAGACCGGCTATCCCGGCTGAAACAAGCCCAGCTTTACCGTGATCCCACGCCCGGCCAAGCAATAGGCAACGTCTTGAAAGGACGCTGATCGATGACCACACCAAGAAAGCAAGCCGACGCGTTACGGGCACTCGCGAACCTAATCGAATTCGGCAATGCACCCGGCAATGGTTACCGGGGCGTGCCACTACACACATGGCTAGCGTTTCGAACCCGTGAAGAGCGTCGCCAGTTCATTCGCAAAGCCAAGCACTCAGGCTTCAATCCGAGGCGCACCGAATCTGAAACGCATGTGAGCGTAACCCACGGCGGCCCGATTCAATCCGCTGGCCTCGAAATCACGCTAACCGTTCCAACTGAAGAGAGAGACGCATAACCAATGAAATTCATGATCAACCCCGCAGACCTAAAAGAAGCCGTACGATTCGCACTCACTGCAATGGCCAGCCGACCAACCTCACCAATCATGGGCGGCATCCTACTCACCGTGGCTGATGCCGAACTAATCGCATCAGGATCAGATTATGAAAAAGTCGCTTCAATCACCGTAGACGCTGACGTAATCCAGCCAGGCGAAACACTGTTGAACGGCCAAATGCTCAACAAAGCAATTAGCAAATTCCGTTCAACCAAACCCGTCACAGTCACCGTTGAAGACAAGAAAGCACACCTCGAACAAGGCGCAATCAAGTTCAACATCAGCGCCATGCCCGCCGAAGAATACCCACGCGACCTAGTAGGCAACACTCGCACCGTAGGAACCATCAACGGTGAACAATTCGCCCAACTAATCCGCTCCGCAAGCGTATCCACCGACAACGGGGCCGCGAACCTACCCGTGATCGAATGCGCCCATGTAGAACTCGGTCAGAAACTCGCAGTCATGAGCACCGACCGCTACCAGCTATCCCTAGGCGAAACCGACTGGGAGCCAGCCGAAGAAATGAGCCTCAGCCTGTCCGTCCACGGAGACTGGATTCAACAAGTCGCCAAAACCATCGCCGGGCACACTGAACTATTCATCGGCGAAAACAACGGTGAACCAACCCGATTCGGAGTAACCAGTGGAGCCTATTCGACCAGTGTCAGCCTGACCGCTGGCGACTACCCAAAAATTAGGCGCTTATTCACCAACAACGAATCAAACCCATGCGACTACAGAACCAAAGAACTAACCGACGCAATCAGCGTTGCCGCCGCGCTACTAGACGATAAAAACAGTCCGGTGAAGTTCGAAAGTGAGGACGGTAAAACCACGATTAGCGGTGGAGCTGACGAAAGCGACTCAGCCGCGACACTCACCGGAACACTAGAGGACACGTTCAAATTTGCAGTCAACCCGCAACGAATCCTAAGCGTAATCCGTGTGACCGACAGCGACACGATAACCATTACCCCGAACGGCAACAAAGCAATCTGGGTTACCTCACCCGAAGGCAACACTGATCACCTGGTCATGCCTGTGCGCTTACCGTAAACAAGAAATATTAGGAGCTTCTAAGTGTCCAGAGATACGCGACCTTACATCGCGGTCACCAACGAGTTGTTTAGGCACCCAAAGTTTCGGCGACTCAACTTCGAAGCCCGCGTAGCCTTACTGGAACTTTGGGCGCACTGCAACGAGTTCATGACAGATGGACATGTGGATTCGTGGGTGTTTGAAGAGTACCCGCCAAAAGTTCGGGAACAGCTTCTAAAAGTGGGCTGGGTAGACAAAAAGGCCGAAGATTACTCAATGCACGACTATCTGAAACATCAGAAGTCTAAGAAAGAAATTCTTCAGCACAAATCGAACAAGTCTGTTGCTGGCGCACTTGGCGGGCACACGAAAAACCATACAAACAAAGGGATTTCGAAGGCTGGGTGCTATTGGTGCGAGAACCCCAACGCCTAGCAAACGTCTAGCAGGTGCTACAGCAGAACCACTAGCAAACGCCTAGCAAACGAGTGGCAAAACAGTGCCACCAACACCAACACCAACACCAACACCATTAACTACTTACGTTGCGTCGATAGCTTAGGTAGTTTTTGGTCTTCTTTTTTAATGTGCCAATGAAGAAAAGCGGCGATCGTCAAGTACTTAACGCGAGGGCTTCAAATCGAACGCCGCCGAAATTTTCTGATAGGAGGAAAAACAAAAAATGATTCTCACAAGATCACAAGGCCAGCGACTAGTTCAGATAATCAAGCTCATGCGCCCAGACTGGGCAAGCAACCCCGTAGACAAGATTCTGTCTGAAGCCAATCAGGGCGAAGGAATACCAGCGCACGACTTCGAGCACGCCCTGAGAGCCGCAGCGCACTACGCGACCGCTACAGAGCCAAATGGGGGCTACCTAAAACGAACGCCGAACCTCTTCGTTGCCACCGGCAAGCACTGGGATGCAACAGCCCCGCTCAATTCGAGTCACGCGAAAGCCAAGATGCCACCTTGCGAAGAGCACTCAACATTCGAAGCTCATTCGTGCCCGTGTTGCTGGGCAGACATAAAAACCGGTGTTCGCCCCGAAAACATGCTAGGCAAACGAATGACCCCCGCAAGCCCGCCAAGCCCCGCCGGTGTCGAAGCCGTAAAACAAGCAATCAAAACACTACAAGCCACTCGGTAACGGGTGGCTTTACTTATGCCCGACGGGAAATCGAATGAAGCTCATAACAGGAGAACAACAAGACTTATTCGAATACTTTGACAGCCTGGAATCGGTGGCCGTAAAGCTGGCTGATGCTGGTTCGTTTACTCGACCCGGTGATTTCGAAGCTATGTACATGCAGAAACAAGCGTGGCACGCCGAATACCACGTGAACAAGGGCAATTGGCGACCATACCGGGGCTGGGCAAGTAACCAGTTCAACGGCAAAGACTCAAACCATTTCGCTGAATCCTTTGACGCTGACCTTCGTTGTCAGCATTCATGGCGGCGAGAGTGCTCATGTGTCGGCTCACTGGTCTACCGCGTGTATTGCCACGGGTGCGAACACTGGACGGGTATTCACGCTAACGAGAATCTGGCGTGGGAAGAACATTTAGATCATTGCTGGCCCGGCTGGCGCGACCTACCTGTACTGGAATCCAAACAGGTTGGTTACGGCTACAAGTGGGATATTCCCGCCGATTACCCGGCCCCGTTCCAACAGTCCGGCGCGCCAATACGTGACTGCCGTGGCGAATCAGGAAACGCAATGAGGCACGTTCCAGGGGCAAACCAATTCGGAGGCCTGAAAGTCGGAACAAGCAAACCATGCACGAAACACCTTTAGGAGATTCATTGATCAATTTTTTCGTTGCTGGAAATCCTGCACCGCAAGGATCGAAAAACACTACGGCACAGAAAAATAAGGTCGGGCGATACACGGGCAAAGTCAACGTTTACGAATCATCAAAGGCCTTGAAGCCGTGGCGTGACCGTGTGACCGCTGTAGCCAAGACCCTCGTGTTGGATGAGCCGTTGGATGGGCATCTGCGGTTGATCGTGAACTTCTATATGCCAGCACCAGCCCGATCGAAGTTTGGTTCACGTCCAGCCGGCACCCCAGACCTGGACAAACTGGTTCGCGCAGTGGGTGACGCACTAACCGCGTCAAAGCTCATCAAAGACGACGCACGCATAGTTTCACTGATCGCTCATAAGCATTGGGCGTTGGATACTCCCGGCGCTGAAATCACCATTGAACGGCTGCCAGTTTAATTCTGAGCGCCTCACAGACCCTAAAGCTACCCGTGGACGTTCACCCCCACGAACGCCCCGCAAATCCACTCTGAGCGCCCCAACACCGGGCGCTATTTTTATGCAACGAAAGGCCAAACCATGACCGCGTTCGTCAAAATCGCAGACACCTGGATCGAAACCGAATCCATCGAATCAGTCACCGCCCACGTCAAGCCGAACTACCACGCAGCCAACCTGCACACAGTCAAAATCATCACCAAGTCCGGACAGGTGCACGCAGGCGACATGTACGAGTCCGAAGTCATCAGCCTGCTGGAAAAACTGACTGGGATGACCAAATGATTTTCACTTCTCGCACGTACCGGGTAGCCATCCGACGGTCGATAGCCAAGGAATTCGAAATCAAGAATAGCGACGAGTGGAGAGAGGGAACTGGGCAGGTAGCGGTCAAAGCAATGTTCGACTACCACGCCCAAATCAACCACACCCGCCGACTCCAAGCCCGCAAACGAAAGGAACGGAAATGAGCAGTCACTACATCTACGTCTCATGCACCACCGAAGGATGCGACGCATTCGACTCCATCTACACCGGCAACGAGAGTCTAGACAACTTCAACGACAACACATGGGAAGGCGAAACCATCAGCGTCCCATGCAAGATCCACGAGGCCCGCAAATGAGCACCTGCTACTGCGACTGGCCGACCGTCACCGAACCACCAAGCCTCTTTCAATCAGGGCTTGAACTGCACCGGGCATGCCACGACTTAAGCCGCGCAATCATCGACGCAATTGGTATCGAACGACTACTACAAAGGATGAACAAATGAGCACCGACGACCTCATCACCCGCGCACGAAAAGCAATCGAAACCGGCCAACCAAACCTAGCCCAGCTCTACATGCGCAAAGCACTAGAGCAGGTAGACGCTCAACGCCGAGAGCTCAACCCTCTCAAATGGGAACTACGCCGACTAGGGGAAGGGTTCAACGTACTGGTTGGAGCGATATCCGGCGCATTCCAAATATTCGAACACGGCCTACGAAGAGCAATCCAAATTGACGCAGCCAAAGCCAAACAGAACGCCGAGCTGTTCGCCGGGATACACAGCAAGGGCGACTTCACCTTAGTCGGGCCAGCCAAATGAGCAAGCGGAAACCACAAGGCCACCCCGCACGCACAAACCGCGACCCGCTCACCGTGGAAATTGAACGCCTAGCAACACGCGTAACCAAACTAGTTCCGCAAATCATCCGCAACCCAGCATTCGACCCCGAAGACGTAATTGTTTCGAAGGCCGGAAGCGTCGCGTTATTGCACTTGCTCGCCGTGCTCTCAGATAAACCCACGCCCGCCGAAATCTACGGGCTCGGGAAACACGGCTATCACCTCGCAAATATCAGCGCAGGACACGCAAACGCAACAAGCGAACAGCTATCCAAAGCCATAGACAAAGCGGCAACCCAACTAGCAGAAACGAGTTAGAAAATGAGCAACCTAGTAATCGCGGCATTGACCGCCGAAGACCAAAAGTTTCGAGTCTTCAGGCTCGGCAAGAAATGGGTAGTCATGCGAGGCGCGCAACGAATGGCCCGCGCAGACCGCCCAGCAATGGCCTACGCCCTATTGCGCGCATTCCTCACCTACAGCAAGGCGGTCAAGCGATGAAACCCGTAGACGGAGAACTAGGGGTTCAAGCTACAGAGGCGGTATTCCTATTCTCAAAATCTGACGAATACCAGGCGGGCTATCGACTTGGTAAAACCACCGGAAACGAAGGCCGACTGAAAGAACGCGAAACCTACGCCGCGCTTCGTAGCCTCGAATTCCTAGATGGGTTCCTCGCCGGGAAAAAAGTTCGCAAGCACGGAATCAAAAAAGGACTACGAAAGGCGAAGCGATGACCGTTTATTTCGCACCCCCAGACGAACCAATCGACGGCGACAACTGGCAAGAGCTCGGCATGCTCAGCGAAGACGGCTTGCAAATCGAGGGAGACGAAAAAACCGCGACGATTCAAATCACGCCGGAGCTAAACCGAATTCACACCTTGCCGACTGAGGAAAGGTTTTCATTCGCTTTCGCACCTTCGAACGAATTCGTAAACGCCGTCTTCGGCTATGACGTTTACGCGCTACGGGCAACCGTCGCCGAATGGCTAACCCGCCCCGCACCCATGCCCCCGCGCCTCGAAACGGGCAAGCTCTAATGCTCAGCTTCAGCATCATTGACGAAATGCGCAAAGCTGACCGCGAACTAGCTGAACTATTCCGGCAATCCTTCAATGACAACCAAATCCGACCCGCCACGCCCAAAAGGATGAAACCCAATGATCACAGTCACCCAATCAGCCGAAACCAAAGTAAACGGCACACTCAAAGCCGCCGACATGCGCGCATTCCTCAACGCAATTCCCGCCGACGCTGAAATAGCAATCACCGAACGCCGAGGCGACCCACGAGACCCACGCGAAGCCGGATACCGAGAAGTCACAATCAAAGCGACCTGGACACAAGAACAAACCAAAAAACCCTCACACCCACGCCCGCCCGCAATGCGAGGCAAGACCATAACCCCAGAAGAATTCGACCGCCTAGACGGCCTCAGCGGACAAGGGAGTAAGCGCCCATGAAACCATCAACAGTCTTTTGGATTGCGTGGCATCCACTACTCATCGCAATCAACATGTGGGCATGGACGAAAAGCCACAGCCCAATAACCCTAGGTTGCATCATCCTCCTGCTGGCCACGTTCACCTACTGGGTCAACGCAGGACGCAAAGAAAACCGATTACGGCGCGACATGCAAAAGCTCATTGATGACATGGCTAAACAGTTGATCGCACACAAGAAACTGATCATCGCCATGAACAGGCCAATCCTTGTAGAGCAGAAGACAACGTTAGGGGAAACCGAATGAACATCACCGCCAAAGAACTATCCGGCGAACACATCGGCAAAACCGTGACGCTCACCCTCGAACAAGAAACCTACACGGCACCACTAGCCGAAGTAGTCCACGGATCAGAAACAGAAACCATCGTCGGAGCTGGCAACCACGTATGGCGAAAAATCATTTACCCGCGAATAGCCATAACCATCGGCTCAGCAACATTCCAAGACGTACCAGCAGACACCCTAATCACCATCCAGGAGGAAAAATAATGCAAAAAACTGAGCTTGCAAAAAACATAAGCGTCCTTTCCAAAACCCACCCAATCAGACACGTGGACCCTGAAAATGGATCAGTCAGCTATCCCAACGAGTCCAGCCTTTTCGAACAGCTCCGCACCGAAATCGGATCATCCAGCCGAAGAGGAGGGAAAAGCGGATCCGGATCCCGATCTCCCGTGGCACTCGCTGCGGTGTCGCTCTGGTCAGAAATCCAGGAATCACTCAACACTGCGCACATCCTGATCTCAGGCACAGACGCACCGAAAAAGAGCGCCGAAGAGAAGCTTGAACTATGGGCGGACGCAGCGAAAGACGAAGACACCATGTTCCGATGCACCACAACCACGAATGAATGGATCCAGCAGATTCGAGAACTACTCAACCCGGTCCCGTCAATTGAAATCATAGGGGCCTGCCCATCCTGCGGCGAGCGCTATGCCTTCACTGAGCAGGACGGCGAAACTTTGCGGAATGCAGCACTCACAGCCACGGTACACGGCGCAAAATGTGGGGCATGTGGTGCAGAATGGGAACCAGGACAATTCGAACATTTGAAGCACCAAATATAACAGGAGAAATGCAATGCACCGGTTCACCCATCCAAACACCCCGATCATGAGCGCTCTAAAACGCTTCGACATGCATCGAGACCAGCAAACTAAACTGTTCAAACCAGTACTTCCAGAGCAATTCAAAGAAGTTCATGCGATTTCAGACCCATCCTCAGTAAAACGTGTGGCTGGATCAGCCCGAGAACCATACTTCATGGAAGGATGGGAAGGATATGGAATTGCCCTCTGTGGCGCAAAGGTAAAAGTCGTTCTGCCTGTGAAGTTTTCATCAGAAGACCCTAAAGCATGCAAAAAGTGTTTGGAAGGACTAGAAGAACACCTAGAGGAAAAGAAGAAATACGAGAACATGGTCAAGCTTGCACGTAACTATAAATCTGTTAAACTGTAAGCACAGGAGATAACTGCATCTAAAGCCACCTTTCACAGGGTGGTTTTTTTATGCCACAAATCGGCCCGAAAGCACTAAACACGTTATCGGGCCGATTTCGCATTTAAGTCAACGTAGCTCAACAGGTAGAGCGGCGGTCTCCAAAACCGCAGGTAGCAGGTTCGAGCCCTGCCGGTGGCGCTAGACAGTATGACCCCTAACCAAAAACCTATGCGAGTAGGCCGAGTCATGCTGTCACACACCTAGGGATAACACCCCACCCCCTCAGTAAGACCCCCACCCCAAACAACACCCCCAGGGCAATACCTCCACCCCGGCCACACCACGGCCCCCCAAGAGCACTCGGTCAACGTCACCTATCAGCTTTGTCATGTGGGCGAACTAGGAACGAAGAGTGAGCAGCCAACAGCAAGCCCGCCCAAACTCCTTCGGGGCGAGCGCGCACCCTGCCGAGAACAACCAACACAACAACCGCAAAGCAACAGCAACGAAGCCAAGCCAAGCAACAAGGCGGTGAACTATGGCAACCTCACGTACAGGCACAAGCCAATGGCTCAACACCGCACGCAAAGTCCTAAAAGACGCACAAGACAACGGGCAAACCAAATGCGTCTACTGCTCACACACCCTCAACTACCAAGACCGAAGAGCATTCAACGGAGCACAAGTAGACCACATCATCCCGCACTCAAAAGGCGGAACCGATGACCCGTCAAACCTGATCGTCTGTTGCCGACAATGCAACATCAGCAAAGGCAACCGCACCGCCCCCAAAACAAAAAGCATCCTCACTCGCCAGCCCCTCAAGACCTCACGCAAATGGTAAACCGAAACCCACAGCCTGTGGAAAAGTCCAAGCGAGAGGGAGGGGGCAAGGGGTTCACCGGAGGAGCCAGGTTCGCCCCTCCCTGCATAGCGAAAATATCCCCCCGACCTTTCTGACTAGAGCCCTTTCGTCGGGTTTGGCTCTGACTAGGAGTTTTTTGCAATTTGGGCATTTTGACCGTTTTTCATTCCTGATTTTGGGATCATCTTCAAGGCTTGGGGGCATCCATGAATATTCCTGTTGGGCTTGGTGAGCGTGGCGTTGAGATTTGGAAGGCGCTAAAGACGGGCGAGATTGCCCGTGACGCTTTGGTTATTGAGGCTGCTCGCACGGCTGACCGGCTGGATGAATTAGACAACATCATTCAGGGCAAGGGCGTTCTGAATTTGATGCAGTTCCGTCTTGATTTCCCTGAGGGTGACGATGAACCGTTCACGGTTGAAGTGAGTTTTCAGAACGTTCTCAGTGAGGCTCGGCAACAGCAAACGGTGTTTGCAAATTTGGTTGAGAAGATTGCCCGTTACGGGTTGTCGGCTACTGCGTCTAAGGGTGGCGAGGCTAAGCCGGTTCCGGCTGGCGTTACTAGCCTTGACCGGATTCGGGCGAAGGTGGCTAAGCAGTCCGGTTAGCGGGTGATTTGGTTTTGTCGTTTGTTGGCAATCAGTCGGCCCGTTATCAGATTTCGCCTAAGTGCAAGAATGTCAGTTTGGTTCATGCTGAGGCTTGCATTGAGCTTGCCGAGGCTTACGGTTTGGTGCTTGACGATTGGCAAGCGAATGCTGTCCGCATCTGGTTCAGGATGACTGAAGAGGGGCGCTGGGCGGCTTCTACGTGGGGTTTGTCGGTTGCCCGGCAGAATGGCAAGAATGGCGCGCTTGAGGCCGTGGAGCTTTACCTGATGGTTGTTCTCGGCTTCAAGATTCTGCACACTTCTCATTTGCTCACGTCGGCGCGCAAGGCGTTCAAGCGTCTCATGTCGTTCTTTGGTCGCAAGGTCAATGACCATAACGCGCCGTTTCCTGAGCTCAACGCAATGGTTGTTGAGATTCGTAAGACGAACGGTCAAGAGGCGATTGAGCTTAGTAACGGTGGGCTGATTGAGGTTGGCGCTCGTACTGGTGGCGCTGGACGTGGTTCTTCGTTTGATTTCCTGATTGTTGACGAGGCTCAGGAATATGAGGAAGACGAGCAGGAGGCCCTAGAAGCTACTGTTTCGGCTTCACCGTCTGGTGACCCGGTGATTGTGTATATGGGCACTCCACCGAAGACGGACGGCGAGCGGGGCGCACCTTTCATTCGTGTTCGTTCCGCTGCAGTGACTGGCCGGTCTAATCGTTCGGCGTGGGTTGAGCATTCGCCCCAGGGTGAGTTGGACAAAATGTCTGAGATTGAGCTTCAGGCGTTTGTTCGCGACCGTAAGAATTGGGCTGACGCGAATCCGGCTGGTGGCTTGCGTATTGCTGAATCGACTATTGAAGGCGAGTGCGAGCGTATGTCGGCGCGCAGTTTTGCGCGTGAGCGGTTGAACATGTTCCCGTCACCGGCTGCGAAGTTGGAGCTTGCTTTCAGTGAGAAGGTTTTGAAGCGTCAAGCGTTGACGGTTGAACAGATTGATTCTGAGGTTTCCCCGGTTGCTTTTGGGCTGGATATGAATCCTGAGAAAACGCGTATTTCGATTTGCGCGGCGTTGCCGACTGATGAAGCGACGCATTTGGAGCTTGCCGCGAACACTGATTTTGATTCTGGGGGCATTTCGGCGGTTGTCGAATGGTTCTGGACTCGGTGTAAGCGTCGCATCCCGGTTGTTATGGATGCGTATAGTCCGGCCCGTGACTTGCTAGAGGCCCCGCTGAAGAAGCGTGGGCTTATGGTGCGTGTTCTGGACGCTAACGAGTTCACTCAGGGCTGTGGCCAGCTTTATCACGCGTTCCACCGCGAACAGTCGGTGACGTGGTTTGTTGAGCAAACAGCTTTTTATGAGTCGCTGAAATCAACGGTGAAAGACCCGATAAAGAATCGCCCAGGTTCGTTCAAGTGGAATCGAACTGATCTGGAAGTTGACCTTATGCCAACCATGGCGGCTACTTGCGCCCTATTCGGTGCTACGAAGTTCGCCCGGCGACAACGGTCTACATCTACGGAAACTACGAAGAAACGACATGCGGTTGTTCTCTGATTGAAAGGCTGTGATGCGAGTGGCGCGTGAACTAGACGCATCAGAGCGGAACCTCTTTGAAACAATGCTTCGTACGATTCGCAAGCGTTCTTACCGTAATCATTTGCGTAAGAACTTGCATGATTCGAAGCGTCGCTTAGACCGTATCGGTTTCTCGGTTCCTCCGCATATGGTGGATTTCCAAACGCCGGTTGGTTGGGCTGAGAAGACGGTTTCGGTTCCGGCTTCACGCATTCGCCCTGAGGGTTTCCGGTTGCCCAGTAACGCTAGCGCCCTGGATGACTTGAAAGAGACTTTTGAGGGGCGTTATGTTGCCCGCCAGTTGCGCGGGGCTATCAAGTCTTCGTTGAAGCATGGCCCGGCTTTCGTTTTCACGTCTAAGGGTGCGACGGTTTCGGGTGAGCCTGATGTGGTTATCTCCGTTCGGTCTGCTTTTGATGCAACTTGCATTCAGGACTCGCGCACGGGAACTGTTTCGGCGGCTCTTGAGTTGCTGGACGGTTCGCGAACTAATTTGCATGTGCCGGGCTGGATTTTGCATGTTGATCGTGTTGACGGCCAGTGGCTTGTTGTTGACGAAGCGCGCCAAGATCATGACGTGGTTGGTTGCGAGCCGTTTGTGTGGGATTGGGATATTGACCGGCCTTTTGGTCGCTCTCGTATTACTCGCCCTCTGATTGGTTCGATTGAGCGCGGTGTTCGGACTTTGCTTCGTATGGAAGTCACTGCCGAGTTCTTCAGTGCCCCTCAGCGCGCCTTGCTTGGTGCGAGTGAAGAGCATTTCACCGACGAAGACGGCAACAAGATTGACTTGTGGAAGGCGATCACGGGCGGCGTTTGGGCGTTGCCTGATGTGTGGGATGACGAAGAGGGCAAACTCGTTCGCGCCCAGTTGCAACAGCTTTCACAGGCTTCGATGCAACCGCATTCTGAAATGTTCAAGTCGATTGGTTTGCAGGTCGCTTCGGAGACTTCCATGCCTATGAGCTATTTGGGTATCCAGGAAAATCAACCTGCGTCGGCTGATGCTATTCGAGCTGCTGAGGCTGACATGGTTGCGCTGATCGAATATCAGATTGAACTGTCCTTTGAATCGGCGATGGTAAATCTCGGCCGTAAGGTACTTGCGGTGAAGCGTGGCGCGTCGTTTGCGTCGATTGAGGCTGACACTCGCGGGTTGTCGATCCGGTTTGCTGATCCTGGCACACCTACTGTTTCGGCTCGCTCTGATGCGGCTTTGAAGTATGCGCAGACGTTCCCTAATGGTGACCCTGAGCTCGCTATGGAGCTGTACGGGCTTTCGGACGATCAGATCAACCGAAACACCGAGTACATGCGCCGGAGCGAAGCTAAGTCATTACTAGACGGGTTGAGCGCTCCTAGTTCGACTACCGCTGAAGATACTGAGCAACCACAGCCTGAAGCTTAGGGGGCGTTGTGAAACGTGCCGACGTTGACCAATACCGGAAAGCTTTAGACAAGATTTCGGATTCGGCGAAAAAAGAACTCTCAGACGTTTACTCGCGAACCGCTCAGTTGCCCGTTGCCCAACAGCGGGAAGTTCTTCGAGAAGTATTTGTTGAGCTTTGCCGCCGGTACGGGAACCTGTCTGGAACGGTTGCAGCCGAGTTTTACGACTCGCTCCGAGAACAATCTGAAGCTACAGGCGCGTTTCGGGCAACACTGGCCCCGAACGTACCTGACGAACAAGCTAGAAGTGCCTACGGTTATTCGGCGCGACACCTCGAAACAGAAGACCCGTCTAAAGTGATTGCTTCACTCAACGGACGCTTGCAACGATTCGTTGAGTACACAGCACGCGAGACAGTTCATGTGAACGCATCCCGCGACCGAGCACGCGTCTTTTGGGCGCGTGTTCCGGCTGGCGGCGAAACCTGCGCTTGGTGTTTCATGCTGGCCTCTCGCGGTTGGGTTTACGCAACCGAGAAAACAGCGGGCGGTGTCGGCAACGAGTTCCATAACGATGACCGTTGCATGATCATCCCGTCTTTCGACAGTTCGCCAGCGCTCGCCGGTTATGACCCGGATGCGATGTACGAGAAGTACCTAAAGGCGCGAGACCACACTGAAGGCGATCTAACGGACAAGAACATTGCGGCGACTATGCGCGACATGTTCCCGGATGACTTCAAGGATGGAAACGAAGTTCCTTCTATCCTCCGCGACGCGGCTAAAGGTTGGCCTAAAGAGCTACCCGCTGTCACTTCGAAGACTTGGTCTCACGTACTTTACCGGCATGAAGCTACGGCGAAAAATGTTGCTGAGCGGGAACGCGTGATTGCCAATGGTGGAAGGTATCGCGAATTATTCGACGGGATGACGCGATATGAAATCGCGATTCTGGTGCAAGACGTGGCTTCTACTGGAACCAAATTCGCTCCGAATGGCGCGTATGGGAATCTCAACTATCACAAGGTGATAAACGGTCGCGAATATGCAGTTGGTTTCACGTACGAGGATTGGGAAGTTACTGAATTCAACACGGCTTTTCCGGTCCGCGAAGATAGGCGTAGACTATGAGTATGGACGCAGAGAAACTTTCGCAAAAGCTCTTAGGTGAGCTCAATGGGAAAGTTAGCGCCGAAATTTTTGACGAAGTTGAGTTTTACGATGCTCACGGCGAATGGGAAGTCGCGATTGCCGGGGCAACTATGTACTTGCTCGATTTAGGAATTGAAATACCCGAAGACGTTCTGTCTTTTGAGTCATCTTTTACCCCTAAAAGGTTCGCCAGAGTGAAGCAAGCTATCAACGAGCAAGCCGCCTAACCTAATATTTTTCTAACCCCGTGTCATTGGTGACGCGGGGTTTTTTCATGCCCGAAAGTTGTTTGCTTTCGGGCTTTAGTTTTCCCGCCCTAGATGGTGCCGGGGTTGTTGCCGAGACGGCAAAAAATCATTGTGGAGGTACGTATGTCTCGTTTTTCTATGCCTGTTTTTGAAGAGGTTCCTTATTACATGTCCGTGATGGGTATGCGTGGGGCTCGGTTCATTGAGGGCAATGACGGTTCGGGTGGGGATGGTTCGGGCGAAGGGTCGAATGATGAAGCGCCGATTGAAGGTGAACCGAATGACGAAGGTAAGCCTGAGGGCAATGAAAAGCCCGTTGAAGGTGAATCTGATGGTGACGCGAACGATAAGTCTGATGACGATAAATCGGATGACGATTTCAAATCGGATGGTTCTAAGCAGTCACTTTTAGCTGACCTTCGAAAAGCGCGTGATGATCGTAAATCACTGCGCACCGAGAACGAGGCATTGAACGAATCCATTGCTGAACGCGACGCGACGATTACCGCGAAGGATGCCGAACTAGCCGCTAAAAATACTCAGATTGAGGTTTTGAAGTTGGCGGCTACGCACCATATCGAAGACGAATCAGATATTGATCTGCTCGCTTCGGTCACTGATGCGGATAAGCGTTCGAGCCTTGCTCAGCGTCTGGCTACTGATGCGCGTAACCGGGTGAACCGGCGTGTTGGTGCTGGTGGCGGTGGAACGCCCGCAAGTTCCTTGGATGCGGGGCGCGACCTCTACGAAAGCCGAAAAAAGTAAGTAAACCTTTACCCCTTTAGGAGGGAATCATGGATCTCACTATTAAGCGTGAATCCTTCGGCCAGGATGATCAGTCTTGGCTCGGCTCTGCCCACGGCACTAACGCGGCGCAGACCATTACCTTGGACGCTTCTACGTTCACTAAGGCCACTCATTACCCTGACGGCTGGCTGAAGTCGGGCCTTCCGTTGATGAATCTTGGCAACGGCAAGTTCGGGCTTCACACTGGCGTGGCTACTGAGCCGGAAGAGACCCCAGCTTTGGCCGGGTTCCTGTTCACTACCGTGCGAGTTCCTGAAGACACTGCAACCCCTGTTGGTGCTGCAATTCTTGAGCATGGCCGTGTGAAGACTGCCAAGCTGCCCGTGTCCGTCGATCCAGCGGTACAGGCGACTGTATCTGGTCGCATCATTTTCGCCTAGGAGGCAACCTAAATGGCACTAGTGCTATCGAGTGAGTACATCACTCCAAACGAGCTGACCGGCTATGTTCGCGCCGCTTTGGCTGACCTTCCCCAGAACACTTTCGGCCTGTCAGCTTACCTGCCAGACGAATCTACCGATGACATTGATTGGCGCGCTTCGGTTGGTGGCGGTGGCTTGTCTCGCGCTGCTTCGTTCCGTTCTTACGATGCTGAGTCGCCTATTTCGGGTCGCACCGGAGTTTCTCGCATCAGTGGCGAACTGCCTCCGATTTCGGAGAAGCGTCGCCTGGGCGAGTATGACCGCCTGAAGATGCGCAAGCTTGATGACGGTATCAAGAATGCGATTCTGAATGATGCGGTTGACCTGGCTAAGGCAATCAAGGCGCGCCTTGAGATTGCTCGCGGCGAAGCGCTTCAGCTCGGCAAGGTTACCTTGGCTGAGAATGGCCTGACTCTTGAAGCCGACTTCGGCCGTGCCGCGAACCACACTCAGACCGCCGTAACCCGTTGGGATCAGGCTGGCTCTGACCCTATTGCGGACTTGCTTGCATGGTCTGCCGTGTACCGCGCAACCAACGGTATTCGCCCTGCCGAGGCGCTTGTTTCTGATCAGCTCATTTCTGTGCTGATGCGTAACAGCGCTATTCGTGGCTACGTCCTGCCAGCGGGTTCGACTCAGAACATCGTTACCGTGGATGCCCTGAACGCGCTTCTGGCTTCGTTCCAGTTGCCTAAGTTCACCATTTACGAGGCGCAGATTCAGGACGAGAACGGCGACGCAAAGGACATTCTCGACCCTAAGCGCGTCCTGTTCCTGCCACCTGCGGGCCAGAAGATCGGCGAAACCCTTTGGGGCGTTACCGCTGAGGCGCTGGACGAAAACTACGGCATTGATTCGACTGACGCGCCCGGCATTGTCGTTGGTTCCTACTCGGACAGCGACCCCGTTGCCCAGTGGACTAAGGCATCTGCTATTGCGTTGCCGGTTCTGCCGAACGCTAACCTGACCCTTTCCGGTCTGGCGCTCACCTAACCATTAGTCATTGTTGGGCCGTTCATTGTTTGGGCGGCCCAACGTGGCATCAATCTTGGAGGTTCCTATTATGGGAAACATTTCTTTAGGTCATTCTTCGGCGTTGGATGCTTCGGGCAAGTTGCATCAGTTCGGGCCGGGCGAGGTATTGCCCGATTGGGTTACCGCTAAGCGTGATTCGGCTAATTCGGATGCTGTAGGGCAATTCTCCGGTGAATCAGATGAAGTTGGCCTGATCATCGCCCGCGCTGAGAATGACGCGGCGGGGATCATCGCTAAGGCTGAAGCTGAAGCTGCTGAAATTCTCGCCAACGCTCAGGCTCAGGCATCGGGCGCAGACGTTGATGTGAGCGACGATAACGGCAAGGATGAGGAATCGACCGAACCGGACTTCACTAAGCCCGCACAGCCTAAGCGCGGTCGCCCTGCCAAGTCTCAGGCGTAACCATGGCCGAGCCGTTCGCTAGTCTCGATGACTTGGTGAAGCACTGGCCGGACTTACCAGAAGAGTTGCATGAGGTTGCGGAGACGAAACTTTCTGAGGCGAGCATCATCATTCGGGGTCTTTACCCCGGCATTGACGGGCGTATCAGTTCGGGCAAGCTTGATTCTGATGTTGTGAAACTTGTGGTGTGCCAGATGGTCACTACGGCGTTGAAACGCGAGCTTGATGCCAGTGACGGCGACGACGTTTCTCAACAGACGTTCACGGCTGGCCCGTTCTCTCAGTCGCTTTCGTTCCGTGCCCGTGAGGCTTCTTTGTTTCTGACTAAGTTGCATCGGCAGTTGCTTAGCGGTGGCGGTAACCGTAATCGCAAGGCGTTCATGATCATTCCAGGGCGGTGAGTATGCCGGTTTTTCCTGAGCGGTTCAAAGTCTTGCATGAAGCGCGAATTACTGACGCTGAAGACGATTGGGGTAACCCGATTGAGGGTTTCTCACCTCCGGCTGAAGTTAGCGTTTACGGTTGGGGTCCACCTAACCCAGATCAGCCCATCCGTGACCTTTCTACGGGCATTGAACACGATATTGATTTGTATTGTGCAACGCCGTTCTGTTCGCATCTCGACCTTGTGACCTTGCCGAATGAATCGGCGGCTTTGGAAGTTCAAGGCAACCCTGACGATTTCAACTATGGCCCGTTCGGGTTCATGCCGGGTTACAGAGTGAAGCTGAAACGAGTGGAGGGCTGACCGTGGCGAAAAGCAAAGTGAAGCTGAACATCGCGGGCTTCAACGAACTGCGTAAGAGCGGCGAAGTTGAAGCGCTTGTGAGTGGCGAAGCTGAAAAGATTGCGTCTGCTGCAGGCCCCGGTTTCGCGGTCGGTGTTCACCAAAAGGGTTCACGCGTTATCGCCAACGTGTACACCGAAACAGCGGACGCTATGCGAGCTGAAGCGAAATCGGGTGCACTGTCTAAGGCGGTGGGCGGTGGCGGGTGAAGTTCTGCGCTACGGGAACCATTTGTCAGCGCTTCAGGACGCACTGAGCGCACCTCTCGCGGTTCGGGTAGTTGTCATTCGTGTTCCTACCCCACGCCCCAAAAAGTTCGTTCTCTTAGAGCCCTCAGGCGGTAACGATGAATCGGTTGCCCATGGTTGGCGGTCGGTCATTGTTGATTCTTGGGGCGAGAGCGAAGCTGATGCTTTCGAACTTGCGTTAGACGTAGAAGCGCATTTGAAAGCGCTAAGAAATGAGCGGCTAAAAGGTGTGCTCATTTATAAAGCTCGCCCAATAGGCGGGATCGTGTGGATGCCTGACCCTGACGCGAAGGTTCCACGCTTTAGACAAAATTACGAAATCTTAACAAGGAGCGAAGCTGTTTAGCTTCGCTCTTTTTTATGCCCAGAAAGGGGTAAGTCATGGTAAATAAAGCCCAGAATGTACGCGTCGCCACTACCGGCGCTGTGTCGTTCGCACCCATTTCGACCACGCTACCAGTTGACGCTGCTGCCGCGCTTGCGGCGACTTTCAAAGACGTTGGTTACGTTGGCCCAGACGGTGTTACTCAGTCCATTGAGACTGACGTAACCGACATTACGGCATGGCAGAACGGTGACACCGTGCGCAAGGTTCAGACCTCGCATGACGTGACGTTCCAGCTTGTCATGTTGGAAACCAAGGACATTACGCTTCAGGTTTACTACGCCGACGCTACCGCCACCGCTTCAAAGGTGAAGGTAACCGGCGCGCAGTCGCCACACAATGTCGTTGTCATTGATGTTCTCGATGACAAGCACTCGATTCGCATTGTTCTGCCTGATGCTCAGGTGACCGAGCGTGGCGAAATCGTTTACCAGAACGAAGAAGCTACCGGCTACGACATTACGTTGACTGCGTACCCGGATGCGGAAGGCGTGAAGGCGTACATCTACTTGGATGACGGCGAAGCGTAACCAATAAAAACCACCTGTCGGGCGTGCTTTAGCGGGGCCGCGCCCGACAGGCTTCTAATCCTTTTCTTGCCCTGCTCACCATTTTTTAGGAGGCCCCGCTGTGGCTGATGCAATCAAGGTAACCGATTCCACAAAGATTCCTGCTGGCGCTAAGAAGCCTCAGGATCGTAAGAAGAAAGTCGTTATTGAAGACGGCTACCGAGTCCTAGAGCTTCGTGGTGTTGAGCTTCGAATCCGTGAAGAGCTGTTCGATGACTTCGAGCTGTTGGACGAACTGAGCTACGTTGACGAAAACCCCGGCTACGCGGCTCGCCTTTTGCGTCGCATGGTTGGCCAGATCAAGTACAACGAACTGTTGGAAAAGATTCGCGACAAGGAAACCGGGCGCGTGAGCATCGAAGAGGGCGCACAGCTATTGGCTGACCTCTTGGAGGCTGCAACCCCAAACTAACCAAGCTCGCCTACCTCCTATCGGAGTACGGCGGGCAAGTTAGGGCTGACGTGCGCAGGTTTTACGGCCTGAGCATGTCAGAGTTGCGGGCGCTTGGTTTGCGCGAAGCAATTGACCTTGTGGTGTACCTGCCTGAAGATTCGGTGACGCTCACGGCTGTTGCTGGTGGATGGTCGCTGGCGCATCAGTTAGCCGCCGCGCAGGTTGATGAACTGCGTGTGTTGGTTTGGCAGAAGACCAAGGATGGGCAGAAGGGCAAGAAGCCGCCCAAGCCTATTCCACGCCCAGGGTTCGAGGATACGTCTTCGCAGAATTTCACTGCTCGGCCTGTGTCGATCAAGGAAATGCAGAAGCGTATTGCTGAACGGCGTGCTCGACAGCCTGACGATGGGCTTGTTGAGTATCGAGCTAAAGATGGTCGCGTGCTTCGTGTGACACCTAAGCAAGCCGCTTATTTCAATCGTAAATCCCGCTAAATATCTATTGCTGAGGGGTTGGGCTTTTTTGCCCAATCCCTCTTTCGCGTGCCCGAAACACTGGGCGGGAAGGGGTGTTTTGTGGCGACAAATCTTGCTACTGCCTACGTTCAGATTCAGGCCGTTACTCAGGGGATGGGCAAGCAACTCCAAAAGGATTTTGGCGGTCAAGCTGATTCTGCTGGTGAAAAGGCTGGCAAGAGTTCGGGTAAGAAGTTCGGTGGCGCGTTCGCTGGCATAGTCAAAAAGGCCGGCGCTATTGGCGCGGCGGTCGGCATTGGCTTGGCGGCTAAGGGTGGCATTTCCCGTGCGCTGAACATTGAGAACGCTCAGGCGAAACTCAAGGGCCTGGGCAATGACACACAGACCGTATCCAAGATTATGGACAACGCACTCGCGTCGGTGTCTGGTACATCGTTCGGTTTGGGCGAAGCGGCCACGACTGCAGCGGGCGCGGTCGCGGCGGGCATCAAGCCAGGCGAGTCACTTGAGCGAATGCTGAAATCTGTTGCTAACTCGGCGGCTTCTGCTGGTGTTGGCATGGATGAAATGGGCGCGATTTACAACAAAGTCGCAACCTCTAACAAGGCGCAGGGCGACGTTCTGGCGCAGGTGAACGAGAAGGGTATTCCGCTCACCGCGACCCTTGCTAAGCAACTTGGTAAGACTGGCGCTGAAGTCGAAAAAATGGCTTCTAAGGGCGAGATTGGTTTCAAGGAATTTGAGGCCGCCATGACTCAGGCATCCGGCACGGTTGCTGAGGAAATGGGCAAGACGTTCCAAGGTTCCATGGCTAACCTGTCGGCTGCTGGTTCTCGTATCGGCGCAACGGTTATGACCCCATTCCTTGATATGGCTCGCGTTGGCGCTAACGCCTTGATTCCTATTCTTGACGGACTCAATGCCAAGCTAAAGCCGATTTTTGAAAGCATCGGCACTGGCTTCACTGAGATGACTAAATCTTTCTCAGACGGTGAAGCACCTAAGTTCGATAGCAAGATTGTGACTGCTATGGCGGCTGTGGGCGCTGTGGTTGGCAAGACTGTTCGTGAAGTTCAGGGCGGGATTACCGCTATGAAGGCGGCTTTCGCTGACGGCGGTAGCGACGTTACATCATCGGGTTTGGCCGGTGTGTTTGAGCGTGTTGGGCTGGCGGCTCGGCAGGTCGCGGACACGGTGGGGCCGATTATGGCTCAACTTGGGGCTTCTATTGGCCCGATGGTCAGTCAGATTGGTGCGGCGCTGGGGCCTGTGTTCGCGCAGATCGGCGCGGCTGTTGCCCCGTTGATTCCTCAGATTATTGAGTTCGCTACGTCGTTCTCGCCTATCTCGCTGATCGTTCAGGCGTTGTTGCCGGTGCTACCTCAGATTGCTTCTATGTTGGGTACTTTGGGCGTGGCGTTTGGTCAGATCGTGGCGGCGGTTCTTCCGTTGGCTACTACTCTGATGACGGCGATTGTTCCTGTTTTCACTCAGCTAGTGTCAACCATTCTGCCGGTTGTTATTCAACTGGTGACTACGTTGGTTTCGGCATTCGCGCCGTTGGTGGTGCAACTTGTTAGCTCACTCGGCCCGATACTAACTCAGCTAGCTACGACTTTGTTCCCGATGGTCGCTAGTGCGTTGACGGCAATTATTGGCGCAGTGCTACCAGTTGTGAATGTCATTCTTGCTGTTTTGATGCCAGTCATTCAGAGCCTTCTACCTGTAATTACGAGCGTGTTCTCTGCTGTCGCAACAATCATCACCGGTGCGATGCAAGCTGTTCAGGGCGTAATTCAGATTGTCACCGGAATCATTTCGGGCAACTGGTCACAGGTTTGGGAAGGCATCAAGAATGTCTTCCAAGGCATCTGGACTGCAATTGGTGGCATCCTGTCCGCTGCGTGGGCCTTGATTTCTGGGGTCATTTCCGTGGGGCTGGCTGCTATCAAGGGGCTTTGGGATGGTATCTGGACGGGGATCGGTCAGACATTCAAGAGCGTTTGGGATGGTATCAAGTCGTTCGGGCAAAGCGCGATCAACTTCGTAAAATCTGTGATTCAGGTTGGATTGTTCGCTGTTCAAGGCATTTGGTCAAGTGTTTGGAACAGCATCAAGTCCTTCGTGAACGGTGCTCTGGAATCTATCAAGAGTTCCGTCTCAACTGGTATCGCTAGCGTAATCACGTTCTTTGCGGGAATGCCTGGGAAGGCTGTTGCCGCGTTGAGTGGTTTCGCCGGTCAGATGCTCACCGTTGGTAAGAACATCATTCAGGGAATGATTGACGGTATCGCCAGTATGGCTACGGCTGTATTTGATGGCATCGTCAACGTGGCCAAGGGTGCGATTGATAAAGCTAAGTCGTTCCTTGGTATCCATTCGCCTTCGCGTGTGTTCCGTGACGAAGTTGGTAAGCAGATTAGCCGTGGTTTGGCTGCTGGTGTGACTGCTGATCAGGGTAAAGCCGTGAAAGCGGTTGAGGACTTGTCGAAGGCTGTTGCTAAGGCGGGCGAGAAGGCTGTCAAGCAGGAGACGGCGAACGCTAAAGCTGATCGAACCAAGGCGAACGCGCAGATCACGAAGCATAATAATGCTTTGGCGAAGAAGCGTGATGCGGCTTTGGCTAAGGCTGACAAGCTGAAGAATGCTAAGGCTCGCACTGCTGCTAAGAAGGCGGCGCGTGCTGAGTACAACGCGAACAAGAAAGCCAAGTTGCCTACCTTGTCTAAGGCTGAGGCTGAGAAGGTCGCTAAACGGAATATCAAGACGATTCAGGCGGCACAGTCTAAGGCTCAACAGCTTTTGGATGCTCAGACGAAAACTACGGCTGGTATTTGGGAGTTTGGCGGGGTCAAAGGTGTTCAGCGTCTTGTGAATTCGTTGAGCAAGGCGGGTAACTGGACTAAGAACGCGACTAAGCAAACTCGTTCGGCGACACTTGCGGATTTGGCTAAGGCCCGTGAGGTTATGGCTGACCGTATTGAGTCGGCCAATAAGCGTCTTGACGAGATGGTTGATTACCGTAACCAGAACGCCGAACGCATCATGGGTGAGCTTGATTTGAAGCCCGCTGAGGATAAGGACGGGAAGAAAAAGAAGCTGAGCATTGCTGAGGTTTCTTCGCGTGTGAAGTCTTTGGCGGCTAAGGCGAAACAGTTCGCGTCTAAGTTGGCGGCTTTGGGTAAGGCTGGCATTCCTCCTGGATTGATTCAGGAGATTGCGGGTTATGGCACGACTGAGGGTATTCAGGTTGCGAATGCGATTCTTTCGGGCACGAAGAAGCAACAGTCAAACCTTGCTAAGGATTGGAAGGGTCTTGAGTCCGCTTCGAATCGTTTCGGTACTGTGGCGGCTGAACAGTTCTTCGGGGTTGGTATTGCGGCGCAACGGGGGATTATCAAGGGTCTTGAATCTGACGATAAGAAGCTGAAGAAAGCCGCCGAGAATCTGGCTTCGAAGCTGACTAAGGCGACTCGTAAGGCGTTGGGTATTCACTCGCCGTCTCGCGTGTTCCGTGATCAGGTGGGCGCTTACATTCCGGCTGGTGTTATTGCTGGTATTGATCAGGGGCAGAGTGCTCTTGATAACCGGGTTGCTGGCATGGTTCAGACTGCTCCACCGGCTACGCAGACTAAGGCGACAGCTCCGGCTGTTGGTGTGGATGGTGTGCCGGTGGATGGGTTTACGGTCACTGGCCCGCTGGTGTCGGTTGAACGCATGGTTGTTGACAATGATCGTCGTGCGAAGCAAGTCGCGCAGGAATTGTATACTCGCGGTTCTCGTTCGGCTCGCGCACAAGGTAGAACTGCTATGGCTGGGGTGACGCGTTGAGTTTCATTTATGGCGGTGTTGATTCGACCAGTTTGGCCGGGGTGACGGCTACTCTTTCTGAGTGGCCGTCACTGGACGGTTTGAGCCTTGTTACTGAAGCGGTACCGGGGCATGATGGGCGCAATTATCACGGTGCGACCCGCGAATTTTCACAGTTCGTTTTCGAGGTGATTATTTCGGGGTCATCGGCGACTGAGGTTGCTCAGCGCCGAGATAATTTCGTTGGCATGATTGACCCGTCTCGCGGGCCACGGTCGCTAGTCGTTGAGTTCGATACGTTGTGGCAGTGGCAGGACGTTATGGTTTCAGATGCGATCAAGTGGGAGCGTTTCGGCTGGCAACGCGGTTCGGGGTTCAATCTTCGGGCTGAAGTGACTTTTGAAACGGTTGGTTTGACCGATGCCCGCGAGGTTACCCCGCAGAGCGTTTCTTTCACTGGTACGACTTTGTTTACGTTGTCGCGTGGCAACACTGCAACGTATCCAAAGATCACGTTTCCAGCGACGAACGCGACGGGTCAACCGTCTTTCGTGGTCAAGGTTGGTTCGTTCTCAGTTGAAATCAAGGCGGGCATTGCTACAGGCTTGCGTGCCTCTTTGGATTGGGAAACGTACGAGTTCTATTTGCTAAACGCTTCGGGCGCTCGGGTTGGTTCGTTGGTTCCGTTCATGAGTCATTACAAGCGCCCGATGCTTGCCCAGGGTGCGCCTACGTCGGTGAGCGTCACTAAGAATGGTGCGAACGTTTCCGGTGTGGTGTTGTATCCGAATAATCGGAGGATTTAGTCAATGTATGATGACCGGTTTGCTTGGTCGGGCGAAATCCCTCTGGGTTTCCCCGGCCTGAATCCTGTTGCTCTGCAGCGCATCACGCCTGATGCTGGGCTGATTTACAGTGATAGCGTTACGCCAACGCGTAAGTGGTCGCGTGTGGTCGGTGGCGCTAACGATGGTTATGTTCAGGGCGCTTGGGGCTACCAAATGAGCCTGAATAGCGTCAATCCGGCGACGGATAAGGGCGGGTTCAAGCTACCGTATTTCGCGGGCTTGTGGCCGTCTTCTGGCAAATTGCTCATGGGCTTGTGGACCCGACAAAACTACGTCATGGCTCATAGTCCGCTCATGTCTTCGCGTGGCGGTACACCGTTGGCATATCTGGCTACGGCCGCTTCTGGGCGCATCCGACACATGGTTTACAACTCTTCCGGCGTGGCCATTTTGGATCAGTTCGAAGATCATCCTTGGGTTCAAACTGCGGGCTGGCAGTTCGTCGGGCAACTGTTGGACATGACTGCGAAAACGTCTCAGATGTTTTCGGTCAACCAAGCGACTAAGGCGACTTGGCTTGGGCCGGTGCGCTCGTTCACTGGCGTGCCGAATGCGGCGTGTACGGCTGATCTTGACGTTTACATGTTGCCAACGGGCAACGTGTGGACTACGGGTGTTTTTGACGAAGCTCTCGTAGCTCACCCTACGGGCGCATTTAGCCTTGCCGATTTCGTTGATTCAATGTCTCGCGGCTTGTGGGCAGATGGGCAGTTGAACGCGAATCGGAGCAACTTCACTGTTTCGGAATCCGGCATCTCGCCAAACGGGGCGAATCGTGAGATTTCGACTGGCGCTGAGCGTCTTTCGTGGACTGCTCGCCCGGTGCTTGTGGGAGCGCCAGCGGGCGTTGTTCCTTATTGGTCATCTGACAACGGGGTTTCATGGCAGACGGGCGCCGAATTGCCGGAGCCTTTCAGCGGCCTGTTGCGGTGGACTGTTCCTATTGCTCAGGGGCAGTCTTTCAACGGGTTCGATGTAGTTGAGCCTGTAGAGCCACCGCCGACGCTAGAGCCGATTGCTGACCGCTCATTAGACCAGGGCGATATTGTGCATGTGCCCTTGGAGTTCTTCACCTATAGCGCTCCAAGGTGGACAGTTGACGCGCCAGCAATGGCTAGCGTTACTGTGACCGATGGTGTCATGTCGATTGCCGCTGGTTTCCAGACCGGTTCGGGTTTGGTCACGGTAACTGTGTCGGATGATTTGAATCGTTCGGCTTCTCAGTCGTTCACGGTGACGGTGAGCCCGCGCCAGTGGGATGAACCGGATACGCCTGACCTTGCACATTCGCCGATTGTGCTTTGGGGTGACTCATTGCCTGAGGCGGTTCTTATTGATCCGTTGGATGCTGTGGTCACTCATGAAGTGAATGGCGAACAGAAGTTTGAGTTTTCCATTTCTGCTGATCATAAGTATGCGGGCCTGATTGAGAATGAGCGTTATGTTTCGGTGGCGGGGGAGAAATACCGCGTTCGGACTGTTGATAAGTCTCATGCTGGTGGCGAACTGAACCTTAGGGTTTTTGCTGAAGCCCAGTTCTATGACTTGGCAACCGCTAGCCGGGTTAGCGCTAAGGACTGGAAACAGGTCACGGCGGGCGAAGTTATGACCACGGCGTTAGCTGGCACGGGTTGGACTGTTGGTGTCGCCAACGTGACCACACTTCGAACCTATGAGACTGAAGAGACTAACCCTTTGGCCTTGTTGCGTACGGTGCAGGATAATCACGGCGGCGATTTGGTGTTTGATAACAACGCCAAAAAGGTTTCGTTGGTTACTCAGTCGGGGCGCACTCAAGGCGTTGGGTTTTTCTATGGTCGCGGTCTGAATGAGGCTCGGCGTATCACCGATACAACAGCTTTGGTTACCCGGTTGCATGTGAAGAATGCGGACGGGTTGACGATTGCGAGCGTCAACGGTGGCAAACCGTATATTGACGATTTCGGATTCACCTCTGATGTTCGCGTTGATACTTATGAGTTCAAATCGGGCACTACGCCTTTCACGATGCTTGAAATGGCTCAGGTAATGCTTGCTAAGCGTGCCCGCCCTGAGTATTCATATGAGCTCAAAGTCAGTGATTTGTCTGTTCAGTCGGGCGCATCGTTTGACCGGTTCGGCGTTGGCGACGTGGTGACGGTTGTCGATAATGAGTTGGGCATTTCTGAGGCTCAACGGATTGTCCGGCTCGAATACGACGTTGTGCGCCCGTGGGATTCAGAAATCACATTGTCGGCAACGTTGCGTGAGGCCGGTTCGGATGACGTGAACGATTCGGGCACGCTGAACACTGGTTCGGGTGTGGCGACGTTTGACCTTGTGCCTTTCAATCTTCTGTTGAATGGCCGGTTTGATAATGCTCTTGAGCATTGGGCGCATTTCGGTGCGCAACATGTTGAAGGTGGTGTGACCGGTGATTATGCGGTGGCTTTGAGTGGCGCGGGTGAACGGTGGATTGAGCAAACCGTTCAGCCCGATAACCGGTCGGCTTACGCGTTGAGCTTTGACTTATCTTCGGGTGGCCCGGCTGGTTGGGTTCCGAACGTCAAGGCTGAAGCTGAAGTTACTTATGAGGATGGGTCAACGGAGATTATCGAAATTGACCTTGTTTAGGGGGCTGGTGTGCCTAGTGGTGTGTTGAGGGTGAATGCTCGCCCGGCGAAGATCAAACTTCGCATCAAATCGTCGGGTGCACCGGCTTCGGCCAACGTTGAAATTACTGATGTGATGTTTCAGCCGGGCGCTTCGGTTTCTGGCTGGTTGCCGCACGTTACGGAAATGCCTTGGGTGTCGGGCGTGACTGATATGGATTCTGGGGGTGGCAGTGTGGTTATTCGTTGGGAAGACATCGAAGGTAAACCTCTTTCCTACCCGCCCGCGAATCACACGCACTCTATCGCCCAGGTTGCGGGGCTGCAGGATGCTTTGGATTCTAAAGCGTCGGTTGGTTCTGTTGCTTCTATCGTGACAGGTTCGAAGAAGTGGGCTGGTCTTCTGGCGGCTCATGACTCGGCGGTGACTACTGAGTTTGACCCTGATTATGGGTGGATTTCTTGGATTGATTTGTCCAAGATTGCGACGGCTGGCGATGTAGCGTTTTCGTTCCCTCACACTGTTTCGGCTAGTACGTCGGCCCGCCCGTATGGGTGGAGTATGAATGTGATTGCTGAGGGTGTTTCGGGTGTGGGTAGTTTGCGCCCTCGCGTGGATTACATGAACGGTGCTACGGTTGCCGGTTCGAATGCTGAGTTGTCTTTGACGGCTTGGCCTACGTGGGGTTATTCGGTGGCGCACGATTTCATTTTGCCCGCGTCTCGTTTGCCGAGACCGACGTTTGTTGTTGTCGGCAACACGTCGGCTTCTACTGGGCGTATTGGGTTGACTCGGCCAATACTTGCAACTAAGTCGGAGGTGAGCCAGTAGTGAGCGAACTTCCTCGCCTTGCTCAGCCGTACCCTGATTCGCGTGCGTGGGTGGATTTGATGGAGTTCATGGAACCGTCTTGGCGTGCGGGCATGAGTACTTCGTCGTTTCATTTCAATGGGCTGATTGAGGGGAACACGGCGCATTTGCATTTGCGGACGCGTCGGGGAACGAATCAGATTGTTGCGTTGAATTTGCCTGATGTGTTTGTGCCTGAGGGTAACAAGATGTTGCAGGCGTTCAGCCCGTGGCATGACTTCAGTATTGGGATGCATTTGCGGACTGATGGAACGCTTCGGCTTTATACGCCGGGGCGCACACTGTCTGATGGGTCGCTTGAAGACTTGTCGTTCCAGTATTCCTACACACGAAAGGCAGTTTGATGACTCTGGTAGCTAACCAGCCATACCCAAACCTTCCTGCGTGGGAAGACCTGACCCCGGCGCTAATGAATGGGTGGAGCACTGAAGGCAGGCTTCAATACTTCCAAGCACTTTCTGACCGGAATTCGGCTGAGTTCTCTGGGCGGTTGCTCATTGGCACGACGAAGGTTATTTGCCAGTTGCCGGAGCACCTGCGTGCATCTGCGCCACGGTTCATTCAGGGATTGATCATTGGTGGGCCTATCTGCCTGATTGAGCTGCAGGGGTCGGGCGGCTCTTTTTATCAGCTGAGTTTATACGCTGATTCGCTGGGGATGACGGACACAGAAATGATGAATACGTACAGTGGCCAGTATTTGTCGTTGTCGGGCAAGTACACGCGAAAGTCGGTGTGACGGTGACTCTTATCCCGAATCAGCCTTACCCGGACTTGCCAGCATGGGAAGATTTGGCGGCATCCCTCACTAACGGGTGGACGGTGAATCTTGCCGGTTTATTCCTGCGGGGCTTCACTGAAGCGAACACTGTGACACTCGTAGGACGCGTGACGGTCGGAGACGCCCGTATCGCCGGGGTGCTACCCACCCACTTGATGCCCAACGGGTCGCAAGGTCTCACCGCGCTGGTCATGAAAGGCCCCTCCTGCATCGTAGAGATTTGGGCGGGAGGGCAAATCGTCATGTCGAACTTCTCGCTGGGCCTCACCGAATCGCAGATGATCACCCAATACCGGGGCGAACAACTCTTCTTCTCGGGAACCTACCCGCGCAAAACCCCAGCTTAGGAGGGCTATCTAATGGCGATTAATCTTCCCCTTATGCCGGTTCCTTATCCTGATGCGAAGCCGGTTTATCAGCTCCGGTCTTTGCTTGCGCCGGGTGTGCAAGAAATCGGGTATGGGGCTTGTTGGGCACAGGCCACGGAGAATGTTGTCACGATCAACATGCGCGTGAATCCGTCTCAAGTGGTCACCGATGACGGCAATATCTTTATTGGTTTACCCGCCGAGTTCAGGCCGATGGCTAACACGCCTGACGTAGCACAACAACAGGTTTTCATCATGACTGACGGGCGTATCTGGTTCCGCACTAGCGCCGGTAGTTTGCGTGACAAAACCGAGTTCAACGCCGTGTTCATCGTGGCAAGAAAGGCGGGGTAATGCTGACCCTTCCAATTCTCGACGCACCTTACCCGAACGCTGATCCGCTCTATGACATTAGCGGTTTGCTTGGGCCGGGTGTGCGTCGCCGTAACCCAGGCTCTTGTTGGGCGCGTATTGACCGGAACACGGTCACGATTGGTATTCGTGCTTACACGGACACGGCAGAAGCACCCGCAACCACACTTGTTACCGGGCTACCCGTTGAACTGTCAGCATCAAGCAACACGCAAGACCTAGCGTTGCAAGGATTGTTCTTGACCTCAGACGGGCGTATTTTCCTACCGGGCAACGCTGGATGGATACTGACTGACCGAGCTGAAGTGTCCTGCATGTTCACAGCACCACGGAGGGTCTAACAATGGCGATCAATCTTCCCCTAATCGCTTCACGGTATCCTGAGCAGTTGCCGACCTACGATATTTCATCGTTGCTCACCAACGGGATCACACCAAAGCAAGCGGGCAGTGTTACCGCAGCTGTGGACACGAACCACGTGTATTGGGATGTGCGCCTAGTGGTTGCTGGCGCGTTAGACCCTGACTACACACGATTCTTAGAAGGAATCCCGGTTGAGCTCATGCCAGCCGTGCACACCTCACGCCTAGCCTTGCATGGGGTCGGTGTCGCGCAGGTTCAATGGAACGCGACCTATAACTTCATGCAAATCTACGGGGCGCGCATCACTAACGGCGAACTCAGCTTCGAAGCACGAACCTTACGGAGGGCAGTATGACTAGTTACCGCGTTTTGCCGTCGCCGTACCCCGACGTTGATCCTTGGTTTGATTTGCGCCCGTACCTCGCTAACGGGTGGACTTCAATCGCCGCGAACTTCTGCGCCGTACAAATTCGACCCAACACACTCGAATTTTCCATGAGACTCAACGGCGACGCATCAACATCATGGAACTTCATCGAAGGCCTACCCGCACAAGAGTTGGGCCTCACCGCCAACATGCCAATCGCAATCGTCACACCCAAAGGCGCATCATTCTGCCTGCCCTATTCCTCAGGAATCATCACAATCAGCTCAATGGGGCGCGCACCCTTAGGCGATTGGGATAGATCAGGCGAACTCACTGTCTACGGAGCAACACGACGCGGGCCAATCAGCTAGGAGGTTGAGCGGTGCGACTACAGCAACCGATCTACGTTGAAAAACGAGTGAAATCAATCCGGCTCAGGATCACCGCCACCGATGTTCCCGAATCGTCTTCAGTGATAATCACCGACGTTCAACTACAAGCCGGAGAGCTCGCAACCGGTGTTGTACCCAACGCGTTAGAAGCCGGAACGAAACAGCTCGGCAAACAATACCGAAACGGCGTAGTCAACAATCGGATGACCCTAGTCGCCCTATCAAACGCTGACGCTGCATCACCCGTGCGCATGAGAGTGATCAACGCTAAAGGCGAAACCCGTATCGGTTCCTACCGATATGGCGAACTCAACGGAACCGCCGTAGCCGACGCACGGCAACACCTAGCAACAAGAGGCTGGGGGAGACCGCCAACAATCACCGAACGGTCAAACCTCAACCTAGAAGCATTCGCAACAGGGCGACTTCACTTACGCCTCGCCTGGAACGAAAGGGAATAAATGAAACCTAACGTTTGGGTATGGGTCGGGCTGAGCTGGACTGAACGAATCCGCATGGTTCTAGAAAACTACGGCGACCGGCTCACAGATGTTTCAATCTTCGGCTGGCGAGTCGGAGCCAACGGGGCACTAGAACAAACCTTTGACCCGTCACTCTTAGACGTATACCGGGCTAAATGGCCTCACCTGCGATTCTGGCTGTGCTTCAGAAATGACGGCATCGGCTCAATATTCACAGCGCTACGAAACGACGCAACAGCCCGCTCACGCCTCATGTCCGATCTTGGTGCAGTGATCGACGCTCACCCGTGGCTTCACGGAATCGACATTGACCTAGAGCAAGGCGGGGCGGCATCAAACAATGTTGCCGCTGAAGCACTGTTCAAAGAAGTTGCCGACCTCGCGCACGGGCGAAATATGAAAGCTTCGGCAGCTCTACCGGCGCTCACTTCCACGGGTTCAGTTGGTGGCGAAGACTGGGTGCGCTATAAGCAACTCGGTGCGATGCTCGATCACGTTTCGATCATGTCCTATGACTTCGCATGGTCTGGTTCAGCGCCCGGCCCTGTGTCTCCCGGCTTCTGGCTTGAAGAGGTTTACAAATGGGCAAGCTCACAAATCACACCCTCTAAAATCAGCATGGGCCTACCGCTCTACGCTTACTTCTGGTCAATTCATGATTACCCCGAATCATGGGGAGCAACCCGACGCGGTATCTCAGGAACCTACTACAGTGCTTGGCAATACTTTTCAGGTTCCCGTGCATGGTCAGAATCAGGCAGTCATTACCCTATCGGCTGGGTGGCCTACCGTGAGTCTTCAAGCATGAGCGCGTGGGGGTTCCTGGACTGCTATGACTGGAAAGAACCAACCCAATGGGAAGACTCGAACGGCGTGTTCTCAGGCGTATTCGCTAACCGAGAATACGCGGTCAGGTACGGGCTACCGGCGGGCGTTCCTCAATGGTCAGTAGCCGATAATTCAGTGGGCTCAGCCTACGTTGACTATGAGTTCAACGCCGAACCGGTCATTGCATCCAATGGTGACACGGTTTCGCCAAAAGTTGGTTACACGTTGACTGCTGAAATTATTCAGCGCGAACCAGTAGCCGCGACAATCATCGATGACTACGCGACCTCTACCCAACAGCTCAACGCGGTTTACACGCAACCGTCCGGCGCATGGGCTTTTCAACAGGTCACATCGAGCTACAAGCAATATCGGGGAACCGGAACGCTACAGTTCAAAAATGACTTTGGGAATCAGGCACTCTACGCGCTAGCACGATTCCAGTTTGCGACCGCTGGCCGAGTTAGTGTCACGTCGCAAGGAATCACCGCCGAACTATCCAACACAGGCGAACTGAAGTTACTTCGCGGTTCAACCGTGTTGGCTACAAAGCAACTTGGCGCACAAGTAGTCGGCGGCGCGGCACAGGTTGGGCGTTGCGTGCTCGCCTTGCGCGTGCGGGAGAACAGTGCCCGCGTGTACTTCTCAAACGCAGAAACAAGCATCCCCTTGCAACTGGAAGTCAGCACAACCCCACCGGGCGGGCCGACCGAGTTCAGTTCAACCGGCATGGCATGGATTGATCATTCCTACCTTGGCGATGGTTGGTGGTATCAGCCCCGCGAAGCCGTAGAAATTGTTATCAACGGGGTGTCAAAGGTGTTGGGGCGTATCGAGCGAACCGGCGTTACATGGGATGACAAAAACCGGTTCAAACCAAATGCGGACGTTGAAGAATCCACAACAAGAGAAACCGGTGTTTCCCTCGACTGGGTTTACGCGCACTGGAAAGACCTGCCAATAACAACCGGAGTCAACACAACGTACCGAGTTCGACCACTCGACCACGACCTCTGGTTAGGCCGACTCATGGTGCTGGACCGCGACGGGGCTTCTATTGTCTATTGGTCTGATGAACAGACAATTGCGCATTGGCGGGGGAGAGCTGTTCTCGACTGGGGTCTTCAAGGTGTTGCTTTGTGGTCACTTGGCCAAGAGTCGATGCGCCTATGGGAGACGCTAGAGGGTGGGTTACTTCCAGCGAACACTAAGCGCGTTGACGAATAGCTCGCAACTATTAATTTTCCCTGACTTGAATTAAAATTAGGGAAATAAGAACGGCCTCGGAAAGTGCTGGAAACACTAGCCGAGGCCTACCCCAGTTCTAGATCAAGTAGAAAGGGGTTAGCTCTATGCTACCCAAAATTTGCTCATTCCCAGAATGCGGTAAGGCTCACTCATGCAAGGGTTATTGCAATGGCCATTACGCACAACTTCGTACCGGCAAACCCATGAAGCCTCTAGGTGGAAGTTCTCTGAGCTTCGAAGATCGGTTCATGTCAAAAGTTGAAAAGACTGAGACTTGCTGGAATTGGACCGCGTCAATTATGACCAAAAGCGGCTATGGCGCGTTCTCAATAGGTCGGACTCATAAACCCGCACACCGAGTTTCTTACGAAATGCATGTTGCCCCGATTGAAAAAGGCATGGAAGTTGACCACATGTGTCATAACCGGGCATGTGTCAATCCATCACATCTTCGGGTTGTGACTTCCAAGCAAAACAACGAGAACCGCAAGGGTGCTGAGCGCACAAACAAGGCGAGGCTTCGGGGCGTGTCTTGGAGTAAAGGGCAGAAGGCTTATAGGGCCAGAGTGACGCACTTCGACAAAACGATTCACTTGGGCTATTTCGCTACGGCTGAAGAGGCTGGCGAAGTTGCCAGGTTGAAGCGCTTGGAGCTTTTCACGCACAACAACATTGACCGCATGACCAAATAACTATTTTTCTCAATGGCTCTCGTTTCGACGGGAGCCATTGAAGTATTTGAAAGGCATCTGATGATTACTACACGCGCTGACCCTTGGGGGCATGATGCCGAGCTGGATTGAGCTTCTTTTGCAACCGGGCGTTTTGTTCCCGGTGGCCGCAATCCTGTTTATCTTGTGGCTCATTGTGCGAGCGTGCTTCAAGTTCTTTCCGTTCGTGAGTAAATTCGTTGCCCTTGTGAATACCCTTGTTGGCACTGAGGAAACGCCGGGGCTGAAGAAATGGCAAGAGGCGCAAACGATCAAGCTTGACGAACAGGCGATTGTGCTTAGCGAACAAGCGACTGTGCTTGAGCGAGTCCGGCATCAAGTCGAGAACGACCATTCGAGCAATATGCGCGATGACCAAGACAAGATCATGGCCAGCGTTGAAGAGCTCAAAAAAGAGTTCAAAGAGCATGTTGCTATCGCCAAAGCCAAGGATAAAGAGGGCGACGAAAACGCTTATCGTGTCGCGGTACTCGCGGACAAGGTAAACAAGATTCAACCCATAGTTGAGCAACTAGGCGAAACGTGGGGAACGAAAACCAAGAACAACTAGACCGTTTACACGGTCTTTTTTTATGCCCTGACGCGGTGTGCGTCGGGGCTTTTTCTATGCCCGAAAGGTGGCAATCATGTCTTACTATCTAGCGCCGTCACTTGTTGATCTGCGAAACGAAATCAACGCGGCTTACCCTGACCGTGACAAAGCATCTGACGGTTGGATCGGCGACACCTCGCACAGTGCTCGCGTGTCTGACCATAACCCTGATTACGCGGACGGTGGTGTGGTTCGCGCTATCGACGTGGACAAGGACGGCATCGACGTTGACAAGCTGATACAGGTTCTCAAGGGTGACTCCCGCGTGAACTACTTCATCTTCAACGGCCTGATTTACGGTGCATCAAAGTTCACTGCCCGAACCTACACCGGGTCGAACAAGCACACGAAGCACATTCATATCAGCATCAAGCATTCCAAGAGTGCTGAAGCGTCTGGCGCGTGGGGTTACTCTGCTGGCGCTGTGAAGCCTGTCGCCAATAAGCCGAAGCCGGTGGCAAGTAATCGACCAACCGATTACAAGGACCTGAATGTTGACGGCGTGTTCGGTAAGTCCACCATTACCGCTGTGCAGATCCTCATGTCTCAGATCGACATGTATCACCGCGCAATCGACGGCGTGGTAGGTAAGCACACTTGGATTGCTGTGCAGTCCTGGCTATGGGAACTCGGCTATTACAAGCGTGCCATTGACGGTTCATTCGGTAAGCACTCAGTGATTGCCCTACAGCGATTCCTAGCGAAGAAGGGCCACCTGAACACGAAGAAGTGGTTGATCGACGGCAAGTTCGGCCCAGCCACAATCAAGGCGTGGCAGGCATATCTAAACACCCAAAACGGAAAGTAGAGGTCATTATTTTGGCTAATCACGAAGCAACCACAACCCAGAGCGCGCACCCTTGGCGCGCCACTGTTCGAACTATCTTTGCGGCGGTCATCGCTTTGTCTGCGCTTGCCCCATTGATCTACTCTGCAGCCGCTCAGCAATCCCCAGAGCTGGCTACCGGTGCTGTGGGTGGCGTTCTGGTCGCGGCTGGTGCGATCACTCGCATTATGGCTATTCCCGGCGTTGAAGCGTTCCTGCAACGTTTCCTGCCGTTCTTGTCAGCGGCCCAGCGCAATGACCCGAACGTGACTGGTGAAGCCCCTATTTCGGAGTTCGATGCCTTGGTGGAAGACGGCAAGAATTCTTACCCGATTCCCGGCGCACACGATGCCACCACAGCCGACCCTGAGCGTTACAACGAAGATCAGTAACGCCCTAAAGATTTAGCCCGCCAGAAACGAATCTGGCGGGCTAACCCATGCCTCACGTCAAACCGGCGTGAGGCTTTTTCTATGCCCAAAATTGGGCAGAACGGAGCCAACGAAATGGCTTGGAATAGTTACCCTGGTTCAGCACTCAAGGTAAATGCCCTCTGGTATCCAACTACGCCCAAAGATCCAACGTCTTACGCTACTCAGCGAGAAATGCGCCGCATGGGCTTCTACCCGTCTAGCAAGTTTTTGCTGGACGGCCAATTTGGGCCGTCAAGCATCGCTGAACTTCAGAAGTATCTTGCTAAGTACGGCAAGTCCGCAGGTAAGTACACAGGCCGTATCGACGGGGTTATGGGCAATATGACGCTTTCGGCTATGAGTAGCTTCATTGGTCTTGACGGTGGCAACCCATGGGGGATCGTCACCAACAAGAGCACCGTAGGGCCAACGCATTGGCCTGACTACAACCTTACTCGCGACTGGCAGAAATTCCTGAACAAGCGACGCTAGAAAATGAGCGCCCCGCATGATCGTTTGATCGTGCGGGGCGCTTTTCTGCGTTTAAGAGCTATTCTCAGGCGCAGCTCTCAGGAATCGCGGACTTGCGATTTTTGTTTTGTTCATTCGTAAGGCTTTTGCGTACGAACTTTCCATCTTCGCTGGAAACAATTACTTGAACCAAGTCGAGATGATGCCAGCCCACCGTGTCCATAACATTCATGCCGAGCGAGTCAAGATCACAGTTGGACCATTTCTTGTTTTCAACTTCGATTGCCAGCACTCCGGGCTTAGGCTGACTCCAAGACGTGATGTAGTGGTTCGTTGCCTCGGTGCTAAAGTCTTTGAAACTCGATTTATTGTTTCCATTGAGCATTAGGTTGATCATGTCGTCGGCCCATGCTTGGCTAGGGTCAACCGTTTTCGTGGCGGTGGGTGATTCTGAATCCAACGCGGGAGCTAGGCTGGGTGACTCGCTAGCAGTCGCGCTAGGCGTGGCCGTGGCGGTCGGTGTGGCATCAGCCGACTGATTACCCGCAGAACAACCAGCAAAGGCCAGAACAGCAACAAGAGCGAGCGGGGCAAGACGTTTCAAGGTTCCTCCAAAGTGTTTGATGACGATTCTACGGCGTAGGGGCGACGGTTAGGCAGTGGCGTCTTTCTTGGGCCGTCCACCGTGGCCGGGGCGTGAAGCGTTCCATGCGTCGATTGTTTCCGGCAACCAGCCCCGAGTGTTGCGGGGCGGGTCGCCGATTTCTGCGTCAGGTTCAGGCAAACGCCCATCGTCGGCATATTTCTTCGCGGTGTGCGGCGAGATTCCTAGGTGGTTTGCCACGCCGTTGACTGACAGGTAACGGACGGTCATTTGTTTGTTTTCACCGCCCGAATGATCATCGTGGCGCCAATAATTAGCGCGCCGATTCCCAGCATGAGCTTCACTAGCGGTTCTACCGGCAGGAAGAACACGATGATTGCTATCGCAATAAGCGCGATTCCGGTTTTATCCATAATGTGCCAAAGTGGATTGGAGGGTGCCCCCCGGCTAAGTGGTGTAGCCGGGGTTCACCTTTACTTTTTCTTCTTCTTGGACTTGAGAGCTGTTATCAGTCTTGCAAGTCCTCCGAGGAAGATTCCTAGTCCTGCTAGGAGTGCTCCAATTTGATCCACTCTGTACCTCCTTTCTGATACTAATTCTATACGCTCAATCTGCAATGCGCAAGTTGAGCGTATGAAAAATTGTCACAAATTCCTCATGTGCAATCAGGGTAGATTCATAGGGTCGAATTTCAGCCACTTGCTCCGATGCGATAATCAGGACATGTCATTCCTGAAGAAGCTCGGCAAAGTCATCGCTGAAGAATGGGCTAAATCAAATGCCACCCAACAAGCGCGCCCTAACAAGCCGAAAGAATTACCAATCCCCGTTGCAGATACAACCGTTCACGCAGTAGTGGGTGAAGAGTTCTATCTGACCGACAAGGAAATTCGAAACCTCAAACCAGGCCACCTAATCGCAACAGCCGAACCAACCAATAAACACGACAGAAACGCGGTGGTCATGCACGACACGAACGGGCGAAAAGTCGGATACATGTCTGCCGGTCTAGCTAAGCGATACCAGAAATACCTAATTGCCACCGGTCCAGTGAAGTTACCCATGATAAAAAACGGGAACGTTATCAAATACAGAATTGCAACTGTTGCCGCCCTGAAGAAACACGTAGACACACTCTGACCTTAGGTCTACTAAGGGTTGGGGTGCCCGGCAGGATCGGCAGACGCTAACTTTTTGAGAGCGCGCCGAAATTCCATGTCCTGCTGTCGGGTTCGGGTTGCGCGTCGTTCAACGACTGGCCGAGAAGTAATTAGATCAAATTGTTCTTGAGTAAACCGGTAAGTTCGGTCTGAAATTTTCTGGCATTCCCACTGGCCTGAATGAATGTTTTTGAGCACCATCTGAGTGGATACTTTGAGGCGTTCGGCGACCTCTCGCGGCGTATAAAATTCGGAGTTCAT